TCATCTGCACTGACCTGGAAAAGATCCCCCGCCACAATGTTGTCGTTGTATGAGATTCTTGAGATCTGTTTTAGGATTAAACAGGTACTCATATTTTTAAGGGTTAATGCGTCCTTATTTGGCACAAAACGCGCCGTTCTGGCCTTCTCCTTGTTGCCATAGATAAATTCACCGTTGTCATCCACACTGTAGAAAGTTGGGATTTCATGACGTTCCAAAAAGCCGCTTTGTACGGTTTCAGCCGCCGTAATCGGTACGTCTGTTATCGCCTCTTGCTTGAATAAATCATCCAGGCGCATAAAGGACAGCTGACCATCACGCCAGCGCATTACTCCCGCGCTTTCTTGCAAAATGACGGCGATCTGATAGCTAGGACTATCCCCGGCCATGCAGTTAAATAAGGGAACGGTTAAATCACCCTGAATTGAATCTGCTTTACAGCCCAGGGCGCGATAAATATCAGCCAGGGTCGTATTCTTTTTATAAATGGATTTCTCTTTGACATAACAGGCGTTGGTCAGGGAACTTAGCACAGCGATAATTTTTACCACCTGTGCTATGTTCCCGCCCTGGACCCGACCTGAGCTGATTGGCTCACTTTTTAAAATAATGAACTCATCACCATTGGCCGTGTAGACTTTTTTGCCTTGCTCAAAAAACGGCAATACTTCATCTTCTGCACGTATTTCAGCCTCCAAAGTGACAGGTATCGGCACCAGGTCATTTCTAAGAACAAAGCTCTTTAAAAATTGACCATCGACTAGCTGTTTTTCACCGCCATCATCATAAAAAATTTGCATAATCAGCCTTAGTAGATCGGGTAATTAAAACCAAATGGAAAATAAGCATTGACTGAATCGGGATTAGCCGCCTCATCACCGCCTATGGTGAATGCAGCACTAGATGAAGCCTTTTGTGGTAATTCACGTTCATAGATAGCAATCTCGCCGTTTACCTCTGAGCTATTGCGACCATAACCCGCCACACCCTGCATCCCTGTAGCCTCTGTTTGCAAAGCGGTTTCACGCTCAACATAGAGCAGAAATAACGGCTTAATCACCGCCCATTCTGAGATAGATAATTCAGTAGTCGCGGTAATATCGATAAGTGAGGTATTCGGACAAGATGCTAGATCCGCATAACCACAGTAGAAGCTTACAGCTGACCTTGCTAAAGCCTCTACCTGGGTTTCATCTAATAACACCGCTACACTTCGTTCCTCTTGGAGAAACTGATTAACAATGTCATTTAGTTTCATGGATTAGCGGTAATCCTTAGAATTGCCCTCTGTTACATCACCGTAGTAGTGATAGAACATCGTGCCTGAGAAGGTTAAGACTTGAGAACGGTTTTCCCAGTCACGGTCCACTGGGTCCAGCTGGATAAAGCAATCTTCAATGCGCTTGTAGCGTAGGTACTTTTTCGGTGTACCTTCATAAATTTTGGCATTGAAATAGCCACCATCTTTGATGAGGTCGACCATCATCTGATCAATATCGCCCGCTGCTGTTTCCAGGAATGAAATAGCGCCTTGTTGAGCAGTTTTGACTTGTTGAGCCTCCCATACCGTGCTGCCTAATGGGGTCGGGATTTCAATTTCACCGCCAGTTGTAAGCACTGGCCACGGGCATTGTTTGGTTAAAAGGAACATGCCCTCATAACCTTCAATCTCAATGGTGAAGTCTGAGTTAATGGCCTTGCGGCCCAGGGCGCGAGTGGATTCACTAAAACCCTTTAAATACTGCGGTGTAGAAACTGTCATGTTGAATAACCTTGAATAAAAAAAACAGCAATGATGCTTATGCACATCATTACTGCCTTTTAAGGAGGGTCATGCTCTAGTTTTCCACATTCGCACTCTGGGCTACCCTATGTTCAAGCTGACAATCCACAATGAGATCAACCAATAGAGAACATTGATCACGCTCATGCTTCACCAGAAGATAACCCTGCAATAAATCGCCATTTACGGCCATCACCGGGTCATTTTTATCGCATCTTGAGATAATCGGACAGGTAATGTATTCAGTCCGGGTTATCACGATTGGCGGGTCCTTTTCCGGCAGTAGCGAACAACCCGATAGCACTGAAAGGCAAAGGAGTGTTACTCCAATCATGAAAGGCTTTATCTTCACGTTCTAATATCCTGATAGTTTCTTGTTTCGACAAAAGTTCTTTATTTAAACTGGCTGTTTTTACCTGGTATTGCTGGACCAATTCACGCTCTTGCTGCAGCTGGTCCACCAGGTCACTATTTGATTTTTGGGCGACTTCCAGGCTTACACGTAAGTCACTAGAAACGCCCTTTTCTATCTCAAGGCTGCGGTCAGATTTAAGCGCCTGATTGGCGTTTCTCTGACCCCACCCATAAAGACAGATAGCAGTAATAGCCAGCACCACAATAGCGGCGCATAACGAGCCTATTAATGCTCGAATCACGGCATCACCACCCTGGCACGGAACCACCCGAAAATAAATTCTTCCTGGCTTTCCCGCTTCTCAGCTAGATCGATATAGCGCGCACCTTGTAAGCTGTTCAGCATTCGCAAAATCACCAGCTCACCATCACGGCCACGCTTGCTTAAAGTCAGTTCTAAGGCCTGTAAAGTTTTGGGACCATACACGCCGTCTACTGTTAGATCCTTATAGACTTTTTGTTGCAGATTAAGCAGATTCAAAACACGCTGTAATAACGGTTTAGCAAAGCCAACACCGCAATTCACGCCTGTATCAAATAGTTCTTCGGCAATGCTTGGACTGATCTTGGCCACTTGGTCGAAACGTGGACCCGTCCAGTAAGTTTTTAGGTAAATGGCTTTTGCAACCGATAGAGGTAGATCACGCATTGCGCCCTTATACCCATGGTCACGGGCCGTTTGAACGGTAATGCCGAAATTGGTTTCACCACCACGATCTTTAGGGTTATTTACATAACCGCCTTCAATTTTAATAAGATCATCAATTGCCTTATCAATATTCATCTTTGCGCCCCAATAATTTAGTAATTCCACGGAATAGCTCTGCCACATTCCCTTGCGCGATAAAGACAAGGATCGTCAAAATGAAGGTGACAATAAGCTCTGAAACAGTCACAAGCTGGCCATTTACCAAGATGGCAATAGCACTCCCCAGGAAATAGCCCACAAAGGCCACTGCCAGGATTGAATAGATCTGCTTGATCCGATGATGAGTAGAGGTGAAAGCAAGAACCCGTAAGCCTATGCAGACTTTCAGGATTGCAGTAAATAACGGGATAAATTCCATCATTGTTTACTCCCCCTTTTGTTCCTTGTCTTTTTTGGCGGCCACACGTTTCTCGATATAGCTATCAATAGCGCCAGCTAAATCAAATCTATAAGCCCAATCAGACAATTTTTTAAGGAAAGGAACACTTACTACTGCGAGTAAGCAACTAACTACTGCAATGCTCTTAATCTCAAATCCAAAGAATTTATTAAGAAAGACATTGATAAGCACCTGGGCATCAGGCGCAAAGAAATAACCGCACAAACTTGAAAGGAATAACCCCACAATTTTTAAATACCAAACTGCGTCTTTAGTATGGATGGCCACCACAGCCGCCCCTAAAACCGCCCCAATTAAAGCATCCCCATTGACGAACGGTAGAAGTGAGGCTAAGCCCACTCCCGCCGCCACAGTCAAACCAGATGCACTTGCTGGCTCTGTCATAACAATACCTACATGCTGCTCTATCTGACTTTTGATAGATTAGAAACAGCCTTAACAATTACTCCACAAGCTCGGATCACGCCGTTAATACGATCACCTAAAGCAGCTTGCAACTTCTGCTCTGATTCCTTCACTTTGACCCAATCTTTAAATGCCTTCCCTTCTAAGAATTGGTCGGCCTGGGATTCGGTCAAGTTGAAAGCATCAATAAGACTTGTGTTGGAATATATGCTGATGTTATGAGCCAGAAAGGTGAGATTTTCCACTAAGCTGCTGCGATATTGTTGTGATTGCGGTATGAGCTGGAAATCGGGCATACGGCAAATTTGCCTCCCCCTCTCTCGGCAATACAGCAATACCAACATCAGTAATGGCAATATCAAAGATATGGTTAAAATATTGGTGTGCTTTGGTCAGCAAACCCATAAGGTGTAAAAAGTTGGTTTCAGGTATTTGAGATAACACCACCATGCGCTCAAGCACCTGAGCTTCATAGTTGTGGCTTTCATAATCGAGTGCTGCGCCGTTCGGGATCAATTGACAAGCCATGCAGCCTAAATACCAGTGTGTACGGCTTTCAATGCCTTCGATGGCACCTTCCAGGCGCTCAATGGTTTCAGCCATCACACCCAGTAACGGTACTGCAGTCCAATGATCTTCCTCATATTCACCTAGATCACAAATATCGTGCTGGTATTGCTTTTCGGCTTGAAGATAGTTTGAGAAACGAGCCTCACCGATTGCAAAATCAGGGCTTTCATCCTGTGTGGCCGCAATATAGTGACCAACACAAAGCATTCTTTCTTGAACCGTCCAATGAAGCGGATTCTCAAGACCTTCGACATTTTCAGTAATTGCGTTAATTAAAAAGGTCGTTTGCTGCTCTGCCTGGCTTTCGGGCATATTCGCCAGCTTAATAGCGTTAAGCATGGCGATTTCTTTAAGTGCCAGGGTAAAACGTGCAGTGCGTAAAACCGGGATAAATAACATTAAAAACCTGCTGTACTGTATTTCATCCAGTCATTACCATCGATTGCAGTTAATGTTGAGAATGTCACCGGGATCAGCATATTGGTAAAGTTACCATTTACATCAACCGGACTGCCTATCGGCAAGTTAATACTCTCAATCACCAGCGGCCCATAAGTACGGCCCTTATAGGTCAGTGCAACCATTGGCGGGGCTTCGGATGGCATGATTGTCTCGATTAAAGTCTTGCCATTTCCCTGAGCAAAATTCACCGCATTACTTAGCAAAGTGCCTTCTGGTGCAAGGAAATAGGGCAATGACCACTTCATTAAAGTATCAAGTGGATTTTCAACCTCTTTTACTGGATTTTCCCAAGCGCGCAATATCAGATTGCCCTGGATCTTCATAGGCGGCATACCAGAAAACACCTGGGTAGAGTTCAATTTGGTAATGCCTGTTCTCCCCCTGGCTTCATCAACCGTATTTTGCAAAACCTCCTTAGTTTTACCGCCAATACTGTCAATAAGTGGCTGGAATGCGCCGGATTGCAGCATAGACATAAGCGCCGGGGCCTTACTTTCTGCGCCCGCCCCCTCAAAAGGACTTTGCCAGTTCAAGCTTGCTTCAATGGTTACATCTTCTGAAAATGGAGCCTGGATTACTGCAGTACCAGGAATGATATGGCCGTTATGATCCACTTCATAAATGGTCGCAAGTAAGTTGGGGTTAAGGTTATCCCAGGGACCGGGACCCATAACCATAGCGGAGGCCTGATTGATCAGTGAGTTAATACCCAGTGTGGCCAGACCACGCACCCCGCCGACCCCGTTTAATTTATCTTTAACGAAACTGGTACCAGCTGATTTAGCCGAATTGACCGCTGAGGCTGCTTTATCAAATAAAGACATAAAATTCTCCTGAAAAAAAAGGCGAAATTAATCGCCTTTTTTTATGTGTAATGCTGCTTATAGACCCGCGTTTTTACGAGCTTTAAAGCTTTTTAAACGTCCAGCACGTGCTTTAGCAGAATGCGATTTAAGCTGCATTTTGCGAATCGCCACCTTTTGCTTAGCAGTCAATCGAACTGAGCCAGCAATACGCTTATTAATGCGAACCTTCTTGCCGTGACGGAATGCAGTACGCTTTGCATAGGTCGCATCAAATACAGCCTCTTGATCGTCATCACCAAAAGCAAACTTGGCAATCACCTGATCCGCTGCATCTTCACCTTCCGGCAAGCTGGTTGCTACCAGGTCAATCACGTTGTTGGCTACTGCGTCATCCCAATCATTCAATAATGCTGAAATATCGCTTTCGTCCACGCCCATGCCTTCCAGGTAATCCCATGCAGCACTTAAAGCAGCTTCAACGATTTCCTGTTCATCATCATCAAGCTCACCATCTTTATTAGAATCAGCGATACCAACAAATAGGCCCATTAAGCGGTCGGCCATGGTTTCGCCTGAATCAAGATCATCTGTCTCGATCCACTGGTGAATTGCGGCTACTGCTTGCTGTGCAATTGCAGCCAATTCGTAGCCTTCCGCTGAATCTAAAGCCGCTTGTTCTTTTTCAGTTTTGGCGCTGTCCAGGACAGGTTTAACCGCTGCAGCTGCCCCATTTTCAGGCTTTTTGCCATAGAGCTGAGTGCGTAAAAGATCGGTCAAAGTAGTCATTTAAATGATCCCCCTATTATTTAGACAATGTTTGAGTAGCAAAGATTTGACGCGCTGTACCGTCATAATGCACCCAGTAATTAACGTCCATTTGGTCGTATGGATTGGCTGCATTTGGCTTCACTTCATAACGGAATGAAGCACCGCCCATAGTTGGATCATTTGATGGCGTAATCCATTCAGCCGCTTCTGCGCCTTCTAGGTAGCCTTTCAGCCAGTCGTTCATACGTTTAACGGCGGTTGCCATAGGCAGCTGCAAGTACATTTTTGCAGTACCCGTGACAGCATCATCAACGGAAGTGGACATTTCAGCCACGGCAATCAGTTTGCGTAAGCTGTTTTTTACAGGCGCGCAAGTCAATGAATCACGGAAAACATACAAGCCGCCTGTCTCATAAGATTCATAAATCACCGGGTTAATTTTTGCAGCTGCAAGCTGGTTTAATTCCGGGTTACTTGGCGTGTAAGTTTGCACGATACCTGAGCGATTGACCGGGAACATACGGCCCGCCACTGGGTAGTTTTTAGGAGCAAAACCTTTTGCATTTTTTGCAGCATTACGGCCACATGCAAGACCAATATTCAGGCCAGACGTACCGATATAGCTTTTACCGTTTACGCCGCTTGGATCGTTAGTCTTTAACGGGGTCCAGTACGCATGAATAAGGTGTGATGCTTTGGCACCATACGGATTGATAGATTCAATAAACGCAATAGCTTGTTCTGGCGTTAAGGTCCCATCAATGTCAAAACGTAACTGACGGTTGGTATTGAATGCCAAAGTCATTAACTGACTTAATAGGCCAGGCGCTTTAGTACCACCAGAAGCAATATAGCGATATTGCAGCTGTGTTTTTTCCAGATTTTCACGCGCTTGCACATAAGTTTCAGTAGTGTAATTACCGACCACACCTTCGCTGAAATAGCTAAGTAGATCAGAAGTTGCCCAGCTTGTTTCGCCGTTTTCATCAAAGCCATAGGCTTTAGATTCAGGGGTAATCGATACGCCGACCGATACCATAACTTCAACGTTATCTGTTAATGCCTCGATCACATCAGGCAGATAATCAGAATTGCCGTAATCATCCTGAGATCCTTCGGTTAGTGAACCTGAGAACTCATAAAGCTTTACGCCTTTTGAATCAGACAACATTAAAGTTACATAATCATTTGCCGCCAGCTGGCCGCCTACACGGTTTTCATCAGCATGAATAGACAATCGAATGCCATCGTTAAAACACTCTAAATGCTTAACTGCAATATCGTAGCTTTCAGGGTTTTGTGTAGCCGAAACAGCAAAGCTAATCGCACCTGTATCTTTATCAATAGAGATCGTCATCCACTTGTTTTGAGCATCTGTACCAACCATACGAGTAACTACTGCCTGAGCCGTACCATTGGTCAGTGCTTCTTGCACATGAATCCAGGCCTCATTGAGTGCATTTGCTCTTAAAGTTTCGCCATAACCCAAACGCTTGTAGAAGTTTGAACCATCAACAGAGAAAGCCTTATCAATACGGCCACGTGTAGCGCGCATTGCAATTGCTAAATTTTGATCTGCCGTGCCTGTAGTGGGCATTTCAGAATTATCACCTAGAGGGTTAAGCTGAACGCCCGATTGTTCCCCCAAAGCGCGTACAAAAGAAGTTGTCATTTCACACCTTATTCATTCGTAGTATTTTGTGCTGCCTGGTATGCAGAGATACCGCCAGCGGTTAAAGTCCCGTTTTCACGTAACTGGTTTTTTTTCACTTCAAACTGTGTTTCACCAACAGCTACACGCAAAACGCCGCCTGGCAGTTCTTCAATTACTGTGGCTTTGACTTCAAGATCCTGAGTAGGAGTAGTCTCCCCTGCGCCCAATACGTCAGTTTCAGTGCTTTCTTCGCCGCCTTGTAAAGTAGACGGTGTAACGTCAGTTTCAGTCTGGCCTTCACTTTCTTGAGCATTTTGGTTTTCCAAAAATTCAGGCGCACAAATAGTTGCGATAGCCGTGAAATTGTTTAGTCGTGAGATTTGAGCCAGGCTTGATACCACGCGCTTTAATACGCCAATATCGTTAAATTGAGCTTCTTTGATGCTCATGCCTGGAATGTCTAGGCCCTTCAATTCAGGCAATACCAGACGGGTTACTGTGTGATTTTGAACGCTTAAAGTGCAGGGAAATTCCTCAGCACTAAAAACATTATCAACAGTTGAACTCGCATCTGTTCTGCTTGAAATTGAAGCGCCAATGTCAATTTTCTTAGTCATTGGCGCACCCAATTAGAACAAGTTAGTTACTGTGATTAGAGCCGCACCCTGAGCAGAATGCTTATGAGGGTTTACAGCTGTGAAGTTACGAGCGTAGTAACCCGCACCTGTTTTCAGGTCAGAGTTAGTTGCTAGAGGGATAACAGTCGGAGCAACAGCATCACCTAAGATGAATGCGTTACGAGTTACGTCACTTGCTTGACCGATACAAAGGATTTCAGCGCCTTCTGCATCTTCATGAACACCGCGAGGCGTGTAGTACACATCGTATTTGCCGAATAGACGGCCAGCACGGTAGATACCAGGACGCGCAGAGATACCGCTAGGCTGCCAAATGTCAGCTGGTAGGCCTTGCATTTGAGCTGCAATCTTTTCACCAACGTATAAATGGGTTACGCCGTGATTCATCGTTAAAAGCGCCATTTTTTGAGAAACAGCACCTAAAGCAGATGAGAAGTCGCGCCAAATATCAGCACGTACTTTGTAATCACCAGCACCAACCCAGTTGAAATCGAAAGTTTCACGGTTACATACCGCGACACGGCGCGCTTTACGGATTACGTCATAATGACGTTCATTTGCAAATTGAGCCTGAATAGCGATCACGCCTTCCGAATATGAATCTAAGCCCAATTCGTTAGCCATTTGAGTACGTGAATCGATTGATTGACGAGTCAAAGCTCTCCATGAGTTCGCAAACAGATCAAAAGTTTCAACGGTTGTGATGATTGAAGGCGTTAGATCTTCTTGACGCTCATAATCAATAAAACCTTCCGCAAGCACTTCAACAGAGGTCGGCAATGCTGGATTAACAGCAAGTGTAATTTCACCGTTATCTGTGTTTACGCTACCGCTGATTGCATAGCTGGTATTGCCAATCGTTACAGCGCCCGCAATCGGTGAATTAACAGACTTCGAGCCAACTTCTTGAGCCGCTTTCAAGCCATTCACATAAATGATTGTTGCACCACGAACCAGTTTTACCGCTTTACCTTCTGGATCACAGGTATCAGCCGTTGCTTGATTTGCAGTGATTTTACCTGTTAAGGCACCACCTTCACCGTGAGTTAAAACGTGATCACGTGCAGAGCTAATATAACGATCACCAGAATGCGCGCCGTCCAATAAGCTGCTTTCTTTATAAAGGCCGCTTTCAGATCCGGTTACGTGTTCAAGAATCGCTAATTTAGCCTGGTTAGACTTAATATCAGCTGGTAAGTAGTGAACAAATGGGATGGCTTCTGTAGTTGTCGTTAAAATCGCTACAATCGCACGGTTAGACTGGTAAGACTGTGCAGACTGTAGGCTGTTACCTGTAGAATCCAGCGCCGCCTTTTGGCCTTCTGGCGTAGTTGAATAAGCAGAATGTAATGCTTGTTCTAATACGTCAGCTGGCATTGATTGGCCGTGAGCAGCTTCATAAGCAGCAGCACCATCAAGAATAGCGCGTAGGACATAGCCTGATTCTTTGTCGCTTACAGAATCTAATACGCCCTGTAATGTTGCTGGCACTTCGATAGTGTTTTGGCTTAAAGCTTCATTTACAAATGATTCAGCTGCAGCACTATCAAATGTACCTGTAGTTGTCTGAGCGTTGTCTTTAAGACCACTAAGGAAGTTATCAGCTTGAATAGTGGATTGCTTGTGATATTGACGAGCAGGCATTTTCTTTAAAACTCCAATAAGATGCCGAAAAATTCGGATTACTCATTGTTGCCCTTCAAAAAATGCCTATTTGTCGGATTTTCCCATTTTGAACTATGGCTGCATCATTATGTGCGGCATTAGATCATCCCGGCGATTGCATACATAACGTGGGACATAAGGCGGCACGTTTACGGTCGTTTCTACCCCGATAATTTCATAAGCTAATCGTGGTGCATCTTCATCCTGAATATCTCCCAGGACCACATAAAACACATCGTTCTTTTTTGGCTCAAAGCCGCCTTCAAAAGCCTCTAATTCAGATTCAATCAAAAAGCGAAATTCATCACCGCTGCCGTTGTTGGTATCCATGCGGTCCATCATGGTTGACGGTTGAAATTGATCCGCGACTAAAGCGTACCCGGTGCCGATCATGGACCAGCTTATGTCCACTTCATCATCCACAGACATAACCATCATACCGCCAATTGTGGGCCTCTCCCCCACTACTGGCTCAATACGATTGGTATTACGGCGGTAAAATTCACAATTAAATGTGTTGGGGTGCCGGATCACCACCTTACGAGTAATGGCATTCAAGCCTTTTGGAATGTTATTCAACATATCTAAACCTATTTTTGATTAGCAGATTAATGGCCCGAAAAATTCTAATTAGGATCTAATTAGGATTATTTTTTTAGGCCCGCCAGCATGGCAATAGCTTGTTCACGGGTAATGCCTAAGCCCTGGATCGTTTGCAGCAAAATTGTTTCCGTGGTTTTGTTATGGCCAAGTTTCCCCAGCTGGCCAATCTTGCGACTACCGCCCGCCGTCACTTTTGGTTTTGGCATATTGACCCGTGCTGCAGCTGCCGATTTTCGTAACGCCAGGCGCGCCCGGTGCAGATCACGTTCCTCTCTTGAATCAAGCTTGGTTGTAGAACGGCCCGCTTGTTTCTGGATTTGCTTATCTGCCTCTTTTTGGCTGGATTGAATGCGTACCTTGCCGTTGTCCTTACGCGCCTTTTCAATAGCCCTGGCCAGGAATTGCAGCACGTATGCCCCGCCCTCAATTTCAGCCATTACCCGTAAAACGTGCTTACATGCCACGCCCACCAGGTTAGGGTTTCGTATTTTTGGGTAGCCCGTTTCGGATCGGCCAGAGTTATAGTTGCCAATCGTGGCCAGGTATCGCAAAAAGTAGGTATGACGGCCACAATCACAGTCAAAACGGATCTTATCCTTAGCCATTTCACGGGCCGCCCGTTGTGGTGCATGAGCGCCGGATGCAATAGCTGTCTGGAATCCTATAAATTCCACCTGGACATAATGCCTAGACGCATCATTGCGGCCAGAGGCATCAGTATTGAAATTAACAGCTAAATGGCCTTTCTGATTCTTATTGGCATGACTTGGCATAGCCCATAGAATTTCCTGTCTTGCCCGCTTTCGATCCGTAGACAAGGAACGGTCGATCACTTGCCTGGCAGTAATTCCACCAACAAAGCTTTTCCCGGCTATAGCTGCATTACGGCGAAATGCGGCCAGGTCATCAGCCGTCATAATTCGCTTGATCCCGCCTAGAGTAGTCTCAAGCATCCGGTTAGCATCATATTCCCCGCGAACCTCACCAGGCGTTAGGATATTTGGCGCACTGTCACGCTTATCCTGGCTGGCTTGCGCCCTGGCTTTGGCTTGACCTATGGACCCGGCAATTTTACGGTCACTTGCATCAACCATTAATCCCTACTCCATCGAGGTTTACCATCCCGGCGATTGCTATGCACAGATTCAAAGCCAGATTCACGCTTTAATCTGTCTAGCTGGACTTGGTTAGGTAAGATTAATACACCTTGCTTAAAGCCATCATCAAAGCTATCAATGCCAGCACACGCCATAACTGTCAGAACCTCATCTGAGGTCCCATACACCCGGCGGCTGATTAAAGTTGCATCCACATATTCATCCGGCTTGATTTCATAGCTCACCACCTTGTCCCAGGGCTTAGCACCTTGCACATAGTTGGCCACTTTCTTAAAAAACACCCTGGCCGCCTGGCTGTTTTGATCTAAATAAGCAGTCATATCGTCAACCAGTTACCTTCCATTAATTCCTCTAATTCATCGAACATTTCCAGCGTATCGTTAATCGTGGATGAGCCTTCAACATACAAACACATTGCTAACAGTGCGATTTGTGCATTGGTCACATCAGGCGAAATACGGTATTCCATCCCCCGCCCTGATACGCCGTCCATTTCAATACCGCTTGATGGATCTGCATTGCCCGCTTTAGGGTCAATTCGCAATAATGCTGTCTCATTATTTTTGGCCAGACCGTTTTTAAGTCGGTAATAACTTGAAATTGAATCAAGCAATTTGGTTTCATCTATATAAAAATCATGTTCCGTTCTTAACTGATTAGTAATGAATGCACAGCCAGGTTGCGGGTCCATTTTTTTTGTAGATAGTTTGGCAACAACAAGCACACCCGTTTCAGTGTCGTGCAATCCGAATAAACTAGCGGGCCGGCCTTTATAGCCTTGTATATTCGCTTGTATTTTTTGCTTCATGTGTTTACTCCCATAGAGCCTATGGAGGTATTCTATTTAGCCCTGTTTGCCTGATTTACTTGGTTTTCCAATACTGCCTACACAGTTATGCACCTATGCAATTCTGCACCCGTGCAGTTATGCACTCATGCACCTGGCCTAGATTGATAAGGTAAATTGGCACCTATGCAATCTTGCACTTATGCACCTATACAGCTATGCAGTTTTGCACTTATACGCACAATATAAATACAACATGCTTTGCTTTACAGAGACTTAAAAGCTTAAAATAGTCCGAATCATCGAATATATAAGGCTTTAAGACATGCAGTTTCAGAACAAAACCAAAGCCAAAAAGGGTATTAATAATTTGCTTGGTACCGCAGATTTTAAGTATTTTTTACTAGATCCAGGCTTTCTAGTTATTGAAGATTTAGACCTGGGCAATACAAGTGTCACCAATGATATGCACAATGTTTTAGCCTCATTGGTCCAGCTCAATCACAACCTGACCACACTTAAAGTTATCTATAAGGATTCAATGGGAATATATGATGCAGTCCTGATTAGACCGGATAATTTAATGGAGGGGATCGCCTCATTAAATGCCGAAACACTTAACGAGGCCTGTAGACGTTACGATGAGCGTATCGAGTACCAGGAACTTAAACAACATCACTCACTCAGACCGTGTTAATCAGTCACATCAACATCACGCCCGTTTTTAACAGTCGTTTGATCTTCTTGATTAACTTGCTGCACTAGCGGGAATCCACTTGGATCATCAGGGCCGGACCCTTTACCATCGTTCGGCTCATTCTCATCTGGCGCACTGTAAAGCGGTACCGTGCAATGCAGATTAAAATCAATCGCCAGCATTGTGACATTTGAACTCCCTGTATCCACACTTGAAGCCGGGCTATCCGGGGCCTCAATTTGGCAAGGGAATCTCACATCATTTTTGGCAAATGTATAAACCGCATCAAAACCACGGCGCACGGGTGAATCCACATATAACAACAGCTGAGCAGCTATACTTTTCGCCGTTGCTTCATCACTCGCACAAACCACCAGCTGGACCCGCAAATCACCCGCAATAGTTTTAACTTCAAAATAACGCTCTTTGGCATCATCGGGTAACATGATTTCCACGCTATCCGAAATTTGATAGTTAAAATCCCGTCCGGTTGGGGTGTAATCCTTCGCCATCCCGATAATAATCACGGGTAACTTTGCCGGGGTTGTTGGCTTGCCCGTGGTATCGTTTTTTTGCCAGGCGGCCAGCATGTCACTTGCCTGATCCACCAGGCGGCTAGGCGCATAAACAAAGCCATACGAAAAGCCACGCTTCTTGAACTCTTTTAACGCTGGCGTAGTTGGCACAAGCTCATTATAAAAGCCTTGCAGATACTCACCTAAAGCGATTTTAACTGGCTCAAACATTAGCGAACCACCATTGAACGAATTGATCGATACGCACGTTCATCTTTCTTGTCCTGTTCGCTACTTTGCTCTTTGAAGGTTGGTAAGATACCAGCTGAATCAAACACCGCCTTATCACGCTCCATACGCATTGTGGCCTCATTGGTTGAAATTGGCACTTCTGGCGCATCTGATTTTTTGTCGTACTCAGCCAATAGAGATAACAGCTGCTCATTTTCATTACGCAAGGCAACGGCGCTATCCAGGGCTAGTTTTTCACGGTACTCGCTTCTCTCTAAAAGCATGTTCATAGCTTGGGTACGATCTTGCAATTCAGCAGCCAAAACATCATCTAGGGTCATTCCACCCTCTACCACGCTATCCAGGGTCAAGCTGTACCCGCGATTGGTTGAATAGTTTGGATCATTCACCCAGTCAAAGCCGTAAAAGGTCGGTTTATTTTCATCGATGGCAGAACTAAAGCCGCCGACTTCGTTTGCATACATACGCGCAGCAATACGGCCTGGATCGGTATCTAAAAATTCTGTTTGATGCTCAATATCGCCGTTTGGGTATGCTTTAAGGTAGGTCGTCACAATGGCTGGCTCAACAGCATAAGCCTTGCCTTGAGCAATCCCACCTTCCGGCGGCTCTAAACCAAAACGAATACGGACCCAGTGACCCAGGTATCCCAACATGCCACGGGTTTTAACTCTCTCCTGGCAAGCGGGTGAATTGATAGCAGCAACGATAGCCGGAATATCGAAATTACGCTCCACCCCTCTAAATTGTCTGCCACGTTCCTTGAGGTTATAGCGGATCAATGGGGGCTGTACTAAATCAGTTTTCATAAGACAACCTGTATATATATTTATCCCATCATGAGATAAAAAAAATACGGTTAATCTCCTGTTTTCCTATCTGGGCAAAATACCTAGAAATGCACTCATGCACTTATGCAGCTATGCACTTTTTATAAAATTGATTTTAATTAAATCAAATAATTAGATTAAAAAGCTATCAATCACCCAGGCTATGAAATTTTAAATCTATGCACTTAACTGCATAAGTGCATAGACGTATATGCACTTAAAATGTACAAATAGCTGATTTTTGTGGTTTTATTTTATTGACAGAGGCCCGCAAAGCCTTATACTTCAATGGATTCATCATCAAACTGGAAATTAAAAAATGGCTTATACTATTGCTATAGCAAACCAAAAAGGCGGCGCTGGTAAGACAACTACAACGATTAGTTTAGCGGGTGCCTTTACCCATTTGGGCTATAACGTGGCAATTGTGGATTCAGATCCGCAGGGCAATATGCGTGACTGGAAAGCGGTAAACGAAGATAATCCAATCCCGGTATTGGGTATTGACCGCCCAACCATTCATACAGATATTAAATCGCTATCTCGTTTTGATATTGTTCTTATTGATGGGGCACCGACTATAGAGGCCATGAGCGCATCAGCCATCAAAGCAGCCGATCTTGTCATTATTCCTGTCCAACCTTCACCCCTAGATATTTGGGCGACTGCCGACCTGGTAGATATGGTGAAACAGCGTATTGAAATTACAGACGAAAAATTAAAAGCGGCTTTTGTGGTATCGCGTACTATTGCTAATACCACTATTGGTAAAGAAATTACTAATATTCTTGCCGAGTATGAACTACCTGTATTAGAAACTGTTATCCCCCAATATACAGATTTTTCAACCTGTATTACTTCTGGCAAAGCCATTATAGAACACGCCCCTAGAAGTAAGGCGGCCGCCGTTGCTTTAAACTTGGCAAATGAAATTAAAGCCAAATACATTGATAAATAAGCTTTTCACAGTTAAAGTGCATAGGTGCATAGTCGTATAAGTGCATAACTGTATATTTGCATAATCGCCTAAGTGCATAAAATTTAGGTGATTGTGCCAGAATAAGCTGAATAGGATTAAAAGATATGTCAGGCATTAACATTAAAGTTGGCCGCCCAAGCCAAAAGAAAGATGCAGAAGAAATCCCAATGCTGGATAAGCGTAAATCAAAACTAATGGAAAACTTACTTGATGTAGGTCCAACCGTGCGTAGCAGCCTAGTATTGTCTGAGGATCGCCACAGACGCTATAAGATCTACCTGGCGCAAAACAGACTAAACATGAAGGACCATTTAACCAGCCTGATTGATGAATGTATTAAGGACATTCCATAAATACGCCCCGAAAGGGGCTTTTTAATGCCCGCTAATCGCTTGATATACAACGGCGCACAACTCATGTTATAACCTCAAAATCGACCCAGCTAAGCGATATATGTTTTAGCCTCGCCAATGGAGTAAACATGAATATTGAAAAAATGAGGGACTTCTACACCAGGCATAAGCCCTATAGTCTCCAAGACTACACAAAAGATGCAGAACAATTAATTTTCAACCGGATCAATTACCACAAATACGATCATGAATCTCTGGTACCAGATCCAAGTTATCTAAATGACACTATGGCCGTTATGGACCCGCAACATGCGGCCCAATGGTCGGCTTTGTCCAGGAAACGTAAAGCAGGGTTAATGCTTGTGGTCCTATACACGCTGGCCATTGAATATGAGCTTGATATGACGGCGACCCTGGCACATAGAATGTTACAAGGCCTGTTTGATTGCAGTACATCAAATAAGACCCTGATTGCTGCTTTTGGTGAGCATGGGCGTACTGCAGCTGATAAAAGTGAGGACTGGGAAAGGATAGGGACCATTATTGCGAAAAAACGGCCCTGGGCTATGAAAAAGCTGAATCAAAACCGGGCAAGGGTACGAAAAAATAAGGATATGGCCTGGCACCTGGTAAACCAGCACTTTAAGAAGGTACGCGCCAAAAAGGAAAGCCCTTACAAATAAGGGCAGGCTACAACATATATCAATTAGCAAATAGCCCTGAAAAAATCAGGGCATTTTTTTTAGTAACCGTATTTTGTTGCAAAATAAAACTCACAATCGCTACATTCACCATGCACCAGAACAACGTCCTTTCCGCAACGATGGCAATATACAGTTTCCTCTATGCTCGATGGGTCCACGTTAAACAAATGCTTAGGTGCTTGCTCAAAATAGGCATCAGGATCATAAACAAGGTCAGATGCGCCGTTGCGCTTTGGCTTGCTTTCAAAACCAAAATAAAAGCGTAGCTGGTTATCTTTTTCCAGCCAGACAGTAGCGACCCATAGGCGGTTATAAGCCTTATTTTTTCCCATGAATCCAGCAATAACTAAATCAGCGTTTGAAGCCTGGTAAGCACGACAAGTAATTTCTTGTCCTTGAAAGGTCCCTTTTACTGTCCCTACCAGATCCCGGTTACGGTTTATGCCCTCAGATTTAAAAGAGCTGTGATCAAATTTCATATCTAGCCTATTTCATTTGATGAATGAGGCCTCAATATACTGTGATGTTATCACAATTTCAAGAGATAAAATAAAAAGGCCCTGGACTTATCCTGGACCTCCTTAAAACTACAAATTTAATCAGGCTATGCTTAAAACTCTATGCACCTTTTTTTTTACAGTATTGGTAAATAGATCAGTAATCAGTGAATCAGATAATAATATAGCTTCATTTCCCTCAGATTGCGCTATTTTGAGGTTTTCGTATGCTTCGGCTATATCGCTATAGCTTTTATGTGAAACATGCTCTAAACGCTCGCTATCGCCAATTGAAGCATCAAGACTTAATTCTGACTTTTTGAAAATAACAACGGTGTAAGATTTCATGATGAAAATGTCCGACTTATGTAGTTTTGTTCTTAGGTGTGAATGCTTTGATTTACAATCTATCTCATAGGCTAGATCTTATTAACAAGAATCACAATACTATTATTGAAGTTTATTAATGAGTAACCCAGGATTAATTTAAATAATCAAAATCTGTTAATCACCATAATAAAAATTAGATAACTTAAACTTGAATATTAGACGGTATTTACTACCCTTAAACATTCTTAAAATTAAATTTAAAAAAAATAAGATTTGGCTTTTATAGACTTTTAAATGTTTTTAATTGCTTTTAGGCAGCCTGAAAGCCTTACACAGCAAGCCTTTCAGACTTCATTAGTAGACATTTACCGTGCTATTAGTAGACATTCTCCGTGCTATTAGTAGACATTCTCCGTGCAATGAGTAGACATTCTCCGGGCATAAATAGACAGTTACCGTTAATGTAGTTTTCACGTATTTGATGTATTTTTATTCAGATAAAAATTAGCCTTAAACTAATTAAAATTAATATAATAAATTATGCCTAATAATAACATTTAGATGATCTTTAATATCCCCCGCAATAATAAGTGCTAAATCACATAAACCCAATAAATACGGGCCTTCGAGTATTTATAAGTAGACATTTACCGTGCATATAAGTAGACATTTACCGGGCAGGATTACTATTTAATTTCATAAGTAGACATTTACCGTGCATAAGTGCATAGGCACATAAGCACTTCTAACCCCCCATGATCAGCAATTCATCAGGCAATTGAAAAGCTTATTGCTTATTAGTAGACATTGAAATATATTGTCTACTAATTGCAGTGAGCAATCATCGTCAACATCAAGGCTATTTTATGGACACCAAACAACTTGTCGTTAAGGACAATATGCTTATTAATGCCAGCTACAATCTGGATCTCATCGAACAACGAATGATTTTACTCGCAGTTGTAGGTGCTAGAGAAACCGGACAAGGTATTACCGCAGATAGCAGGTTGATTATCCATGCTCAAAACTATATGGATTGCTTTAACACTAATCGAAGTGGCGCTTATGAGGCCCTTAAAACAGCGGCTAAGAATCTTTTTGAGCGTAAATTTACCTACAAGGAAATTAGAGAAGGTAAAGAGTTTTATATTAAATCTCGTTGGGTGAGTGAAGTCGGCTATTGTGAGGAACAAGGCTGTGTAACCCTGGCGTTTGCCCCAGTAGTGGTGCCACTGATTACGCGCAATCATAAACATTTTACCTGGTATAAACTGGGCCAGATTGCAGAACTCAAAAGTAAGTATGCGGTCAGACTATATGAAATCCTCATTGCTTGGCGTGAGGTAGGCAAAACGCCGACTATTCAACTTTCAGATCTACGCTTTAGCTTAGGAATTGAGGAAACGGAATATCAGCGTATCCCCGACTTTAAGGCCAGGGTCCTAAATCCAGCTTTAAAACAGATTAACGCCCATACGGATATTGAAGTAGAGTGTGACCAAATCAAGACGGGTCGCGTGGTATCAGGCTTTAATTTCAAACTAAAGATGAAGCCGACAGTTGAGAAAGTCAGCAAGAAAGCGATAGAAGAATCAGAAGAAAATAAGCTGAACCGCAAAATTCTAACCATGACTGATAGCCAGATCACAACATTTGCAACCAAATTAAGCCGCCTACATTCATTCGGGGGTAAATATGGCGGGCAAAATGAGCAATATGAGCAGCTGGCCATGAGAACAATTGACATGCTGGTTGATCCTAAGACCCGCATGGAGTTAAAAGATTATCTGGTAGAGGCTGGCTTTAAATAAGACATAAAAAAAGCCCCCTCGGCTAGAAGGGGGCTTTCCCATTCCCAATATGGCAGTCGGGAATGTCATCATCAAACTGTAAGGCTAGTTACAGCCCAGTAAAGATAACACATAGATTGTGAAAATCTACTAGCGCCGTTTAAATTATAGACTTTTACCTATATTTTAATTAACCAAAAATAAACCCGGACATTGACCCGGGTTTTTTGTGCCTGGTAGATTAGCAATCCTCTAGGCGGCATTGTGTAATTTCATAATCCTCACGCTGTACCAGTAAATGACGATTTAACAGCTGCCATTGCGCCGTTGTCATGTTTTCCGGCTGGCCCTGGCTAATCTTTTTCTCAAGCTTGTTATATCTGGCCAGAACTTGATTACATTCCTCTTGTAACCAGGACTTTTGATAATCAAAATTCGGATCATCCATACAGCATGTGAATTTTTCATAAAACTCACTGGCTGGACGGGTCCAGACTTCGCCAGTCATCAGGCTTTGATATACGGCGACCTCACTAGAATCAGCCTCATTCTTGGCAATATGCAGCAGCTTATAGATCCCGCCCTTATGGTGGATGAAGTAAAGCTGCTCACCTCTTGATACATTGTCTCTTTTAGTCTGGTTTTGGTGCATTTTTTCCGTGAATAAGATGCTGGCCACGTCCCAAACCTCAGCCATTGCTTTTTTATGCGCTGTAATCTTGCCCACTTCCTCATCATAATCAAAGCTACTAATGAGTGAGCTAACGCCGTTTACCATAAAGCCGTTTACCAGGGTAATAGAGCAGACAGTAGAGCGTTTATTGGGTAACAAGGTGTATTCAATATCTTTAATCAGGCTTTCAACCATTTCAGCAGTCATGCGTGGCCCAATTGGTGCCTTACCATGAATTAACTGTTCAATATCTTTATCGTTCATATCTATTTACCTGAAAGCAGATACAAAAAAGCCAGCTTTTTACGCTGGCTATCTTGCTGTTCTGACACTATCGAGCAATCAACTTGCACGACCCAGTGAAGCTGACCAACCACAAAACATAAGGACTAAGAGCATCCGTGCTGCAATAATAAGTCTAAGGCTTATTTAAATCAATAAAATTAAATAAAAACTAACTAATTTAATTTCATTGTGATAATATCACTAATCATCAAACGATTAAGGCTAATCACTATGAAATTAACCCGCAATGCTGCAACAACTTTTGATTCAGAAGAAGTCTTAGCAGATCCAGCTGAACAACCTGAACCAGCACTGCAACCGGAGCCAGGTAATACGCCAGAAGCGAAAAAGGACGAAATCAAGTCATTCAAGCTTAGTAGCCCATGTAAAAACTGTCCTTTCCGTAATGATCTACCAGCACACAATAAAGGCTGGTTAGGCAAGGCCCGTGCAGAAGGGATTGCATTCAGCACCTTTAAAATGGGTCAGTCATTCCCCTGTCACAAAACCACTGGTGGCGCTAGGGATGATGAGGACGGCGAACATGAGGACGGCACATATACCTATGATGAAAAGACTAGCCAGTGTGCGGGTGCCGCAATCATGCAGATTAAAATGGGCAACCCAAGTGCTTACATGCAAATTGCTGAACGCCTGGGATGGACCAAAGAAGTAGAAGCAATGAAGCGGCTAGACATGGATTCCCCAGTATTTGAAACACCGGACCAATTTATTGAATTTCATACCAGCAGCAAGGGGTAACTATGGAACTCACCAGGGACCAGGCACGGGCCTATTTCAATGAATGCGGCCTGAGCTACCAGAACATTACTAAAGACCACTTTAAGAAGCTTCGCGCCGTGGTGAATCAGAACCTCAAGGAAAGTGGCTATCTCGATGGCTCATTTTCCTGTCATGGCCGGATCAAGTACACCAGTAGCGATAAAGGCGGGGTATTTGAGGCAAGTTTTAACTGCCAGGCGTTTTATTTCACCGGACGGCAATGTATCGCTTTTGAGAAAGGCGGCTTTATTGGCTTTGCTGGTTGGTCAGATACTCAGAATATACAGCCAATTTTACACGGCTTTTTTACCTGGTGTGATTGGGTAAAAGAGCAACTTGATATTACATACAAACAGGAACAAAACTAATGGAAATGAATGCACCGATCAAGCTTGAGCTAGGCATATACGGGATTAACCAGGAAACCGGGACCCAGGCCATAGTAAAAGCAAGCTTGCCGCTAGGTCAGTACCCAACACCGGAAACAATCCGATCCCTCATCAAACAGGCCGAGGATTCATTACCCGAAGGCTATGAACTCATGAATAAAAAAGAGTTTTTTAACGCCTATCTTGCTGAGGAATATGGATCACAAGAGACATTTGCCACACCTGGATCGCCTGATTTTGATGAAAACTATGTTCAGGGGTCAGATAAATGAGCATTTTAAACAGTCAATACGTGATCACAATGGATGACGGCAGCGAATGGGCCGTACCTATGCGCCTGATCGCTGAGGATCGGGCTAAATTCTATGCTGGTATAGATTACAACGGTGATGTGAATGAAAGCCTCAAGGACGATACCCTGCCTTACTTCACCCAAAGCGCCTACGCAATACATGACTGGGCCTCAAATAACATGAATTGGTCCGATGTTCAGCCTCATGCCGTCATGATTAAGGGACCCGAAGTAGACTACCAGGATGGCTGGGTAAATGGCGCTTACTCTATTCGCTCGCAATCCATATCTTGAGCTATTTAATGTGATATTATCACCTGTATAATATTGCAGAATAAGCTTTTAAGGGAATATCAATGGAAAAGACCAAGCCAAAACCAATGACAGCCTATGAACGGCGCAAGGTTACTGAACAGCGCAAAAAGGCCCAGGGACTAACCAAAAAAGCCTACTATCAGAATCAAAAAGATATTGAGTTGGTTAGCCAGGTAAAAGAGCAGCTGCAGAACCAGGGTGAGGACTGTACCAATGATGAGGCAGTAGCTCATATATTCGACTTCTATAGGAAAAATGCCCTTTAACCGAGGTTTTTTTCTTTTCTAATCTTAATTTTTGCCGGGATCATAAAGTGGCTAAATGTAATATCTGCAATAAACGTTGGTTTTTTTCATCACAAGTGAAATGCGACTGTAAGGCCAAACAACTCAAGGCCCGTGCAACACATTTTAATACAGTGCCTCAGCCAGATATTAAGCGTACCGGATCGGGCAACTCATCAAGCAACCTATCATCCGGCTATATGCACCAGCAAAACACAATGTTACTTGCCTCAGCTTTGAATGATGATCAACCTACCAGGGGTCATAGTGATAATTGCTATAGTTCTGGCACCTCAAGCAACCACCATTCAAGCGGTTATAGTGGCTCATCCAGCTATGACGGCGGCTCATCTAGCTGTGATAGCAGCAGTTCAAGTTCATCTTCAAGCTGGGATTAATTTTTCAGACTAAAGCCCTTTAACCGGGGCTTTTTTTATACTTGGAAGAAACACACAAGCAAAAAAAACCGCTATTACTGGGGGGTAATAGCGGGCATCAAAAAGTAACTTTAAATTTGGTTGGAGCCTGTGTAAAAAACTAAAAACACCACAAGCAGCAGACTTTTCGATTAGAGCATGGCCTCAATTAGTTTTTCTGCTATCAGCGCCGTTTAGCTGACGGAAAGCATTGTATATCAATAGATCATGAAATAAAAGCTTTTGACTAATAAAAATATTAAATCAAATCTAATTTATTCACTCAATATCATCAAAAGCCGCCGCCGCTTCTTCTTCCAGGCTCTTACCTACCTCATCCACATTATCTAAATCCTTCTCAGTAGCGATATAAGATACGTTTTCCAGGAAAGCAAAACAGATTGCATCCCATAAATCGGGTGAACCCATCCCTTCCCATTCAGGACTATGCTTAGGCGGGACCCTAATTCGTCCTTTATCAGTGAATGATTTAGGAATGCGGCTAGATTGCGCTAGAAGCTCTTTTTTATATGCCGGGGTCAATATACTAAGTCGACCCTCTTTTGCAGCCCTGGCGGCCTGGTGCATGGCCTGAGCGCGTAAATTTAAATAACGGTCCTTATTCTTGTTCTGGAAACATGGATTTCCCCAGTTTACCCGTATAATGACCTGGTTGGCATCCTCAAGATCCTGGCATACGTTAATACCTAAGCCGCCGCTATCGACTACTTTTGTATTGTCCGGGTATTCCTGGCCAGATCCCATAATGCGGCCAGCTAATTTGTTGGATCTTACGCCGTTGGTGAATAATGGGATTTCAATTACTTCAACCCGCCTGGCTTCGGGTCCTACATCACCGTAACCAATCACCCGGATCGCCACGATTGCAGATTTATCGCGGATACCTTCACCAGATGCAACGTCATTTGTGAGTAAATAGCCGTATGGCTCACTTTCATCAATAATTCGGCCATAGCTATACATTTTCATAGCTACGCGCAAACTCATCATGTGCTTTGATGAATCTTGCGGGAATAAGCCCAGTAAACGCACCCGCCTTTCATCATCATCGTATGAGTTCCATAGGGCCATCAAGGCATCATCAGATACCAGGGGCGAATCTACTGAACTAAATACAAGGTTATTCCATTCCCCGCCGTTGGCCAGCGATAACTCATGATGTGTACGCCAGAAAAAGCCCGCATTACGGGTAGGCTGTGAGTTCATCAGCATTCGGTTATGCTGCTCTGTCAATGCGCCTAGAAGTGTGGTTGTCACTTCATCTGGTACGGTACTTGCCTCATCGACAATGACCAATAGCCATTCACCATGACGGCCCGCCATTTTGTTAGCGGTTTTGGCGTTGGCTGTTTTAGATTCCACAAACCAGGTATCTTCAAAGCCCTTAATACGCATTGTGGCATTCGCCAGGACTTCGATATGATCCGCAATCCAGCCATAGTTAGGATTGGCCCGGATACGTTCAACGTTGGTGCCAATCTCCTTCCACATGGTCGCTTTCAACTGGTCCATGTCGTTCGCTGTAATCAGCGTAACGGACATAGGGAAACAAAGTAGGTGCCATAAGACAATGTGAGAAGTACCGGACGTTTTACCCGTACCATGACCAGAAGCAACACTTGTCCTGGAACGGGAACAAGCCACGGATCTATGCAATTCAATCTGGTGAGGCGTTGGCTCTAGGCCAATAACCTCAATCACAAAACGAACAATATCCGGTGCAAATCGTTCACAAAATTCGGGCCATCTTGGGTCCTGGTGTAATAAAACGCGCTTAACCATTTGATAACATCACTTATTAATAATGTTTTCAATGTCACGGACGGCGGCACTGTAAACTTTGCTGTGATAGGTCCCGTGCAAGTTATCCCTGGATTCTGCAATTTCAGCACTTCGCATATAAGCATCTTGCATTGCGACCAATTGCAGCTGCTCTTGCTCATAATCAGTCAGGGCCGATTGAACCAGGTCAACTTTTGTGGCCAGCTTAATTGTGGCGATAACCATGCCCAAATAAACAAGCCAGCTAATCACGATAGGACCCAGATCAAACGGCGCGTTATCCATACGGCAGACATACATGCCAGATAGACAGCCCGCCGTACTTTTAACAAGCGTGTAAAAAATAAAGAGGTACGCCCAGATAGCAGCAAACCCCACGGACCAAGCTATTTTCTTGTATCGCTTAAACTGGCTTTTAATCCTGGCGGTAGCTCTAAGGCCCTGGGGTGCAGTCGCTTGTGTCATTGAATCCACTCTTACAAAATCAAGACTTCATTTAAGCGGATCAAAAACAGCGAAAAGCTTTGATTTTCCTATTTGGTCGCCTGGGCCTGGGCTATCCTGGTGCTGGCAATTTCAAAATAATGAGCATCCAACTCGATACCAATAAAATCACGCCCAGTATTGAGACAAGCAACCCCGGTGCTACCCGATCCCATTGTAAAATCCAAAACAGTCTCCCCTTCCTGGGTGTAAGTCTTGATCAGGTATTCCAGTAGAGCTACTGGCTTTTGGGTAGGGTGAAGGGATTGTTTCTGCTTATCACTGTTAAACTTTTGAATAGATCGCGGGTAACGCTCTGTAGAATCATAAACCTGGCGTTTAATGGCCTTTCCATAACACTCACTTCCTATATCCGTCCTGGCTGATTGTTTACGGCGCTGGCCAATGGTTTTCTGAGGGTTATAGGTCGGCTGACGGGCATAAAATACGCTGATAATCTCATGAGCGCGTAAAGGCTGCTTTTTTGCGTTTAAAAAGCCTGTAGCAGCTGGCTTTTCATAGATCCAGTCATAACGAAACTGCTTAATATTGCTTGCCCGGAGTAGGCTAGAAAATGGCTCTGCACCAAATAGCACGATTGCGCCGTTGGGTTTAATGATTCTCTTTAGCTCGGCCCACATCAAGCCAAAATCAATGACTGAATCCCATTTACAGGCCGTGGTGCCATACGGCGGGTCAGTCAAAATCAGATCCACACTTTGATCCGGGATCAATTTCATTTTTTCCAGGCAATCGCCTTGTATTAACTGCATATCAAACACTGTTTACCACTTGAACGCCGTATTGAAGCAAGGGCAAACCAGGTCAAATCCTTTGATTTTCCTATACTGAGCTATCTATAGGGTGCATGAGTGCATAACTGCATAGCTGCATAATTGCATAATTGCAGACAAAAAAAGGCCGCCTAATGAGGGTTACTAGGCGGCTGAAAATCAACTTTGTGTTTTTTAACGTGTATCACCTCACGGGATAGGTAAATACCCATAGCGGCTTTATGGTCGGGCTACTATCATCTACGACCAATAACGTGCTATGCCGTCCAGACTGTATTACGCATTCGTCTGGCAGTCCTCGTTAGCCTCATGTCATAGCTAACGGCGTAATGTCCGATGACCTTAAAAGGTTTCGCTAGAATCTCACTAGCTCGTCAGATCGGTTGCCTGTCTGTTCCAGGCTGTCATGTTCATCATTCTGCGGTATATCTGCAACGACACGTTCAGGGCATACGATCCCATAGTCGCCAGTTCTCGAATTATTCGATCACCCGTTCACGTCATAAACAACGACATTCAATCCTTTAAAACTGGTGGGGCTTGTCGGACTCGAACCGAACGACCAAACGGTTATGAACCATACGCTCTTACCTATAAGCTAAAGCCCCTATGGTGCGCCATACTGGAATCGAACCAGTGACCATCTGCTTAGAAGGCAGATGCTCTATCCAACTGAGCTAATAGCGCAAATTCGCAAGTGATAAAAGAGGGAGGACTAAGAACCTCTTTTATCACCCACTTGCCACTAAAGCGGGCCACACCACCCAACTGTGAAGGACCTCCCAATCCCAATCGCGGAAATACCCAACATCTCAACGATCACAGTCAAATCTTTAAATCTGTAAGCGGCCCAGGTATGGGGTAGTCACACTCTGAGGAATGTAGCACCCAGGCCGCTTGTGTTGAAATATAAGCCTTTAGCTTATTATTTGCAACAAATAAGTTAATTAAAAACTAATTTAAGCTGATTTTTTCTTAGTTTTCTTTGCAGCTGGTTTCTGATCTACAAGATGCAATGCTTGAGTAGGATTAGTACACGCAAGCTTGAGCTGTACGACTGGTGCGAGTTTGGCCAGTAATTCCAGGAGGGATAAACCATCAAAGCAGACAAAGTTTTCTGTGACCATTTCTGGTGAAATGCTCATCATGACTAAAAACGGCGGGTATCCTGGCTGCAGTGTCATATACACACGTAAAAAGTAAGGGCAGTCCTCAGATCGGCTAAAATCATACGCTGAATCTAACTGATAGCCGCATTCCGCAATACAATCGTGATAAGACAATTCATCATTGTTCAATTCATCCATTTTTTGCATGATGAAATCAGGGGTAGATTGCCAGCCTTCTTTATGTGAAAACGCGACTAAGTTAGTATCTTCCATTAGATAAAGCCTTATTAATTAGATATAGGCTAATTATATTGTGATTCAAGCAAAATGCTATAGTCCAGATACAACAAAGCCCCCATATTGGAGGCTTTATTCTTTACAGATCGATCACCTGAATTGTAGCAACCCTTTCCGGCGATCTAGCCCGCTTTAAGTGGTATCTCTGCAATTCTGGCCATATCTTTTCAGCCCATACAGGCGTTATATCTTTTTTTGCCAGGTACTCATCATATATAAAACGATGCGGCATACCCAAGCCATCCCCTAACGATTGGTGCGCCTCAATAAAAAGATCACGCCCATATTTAGCCTGGTGTTCTCTTATAAGCCGGGTCCTTTCCTCATCGAGCAGCTGCATTTTCTCCTGGGCCAAGCGAATGCTTTTCATAGCATCCTCTGGATTATTCCAGGCCTGGTGTGCCGTTGTGGTTGTTGCATTCATAGCGGCCAGATCTAAAGCGCCGTCACGCATAACCAACAATTCACTGTAATCATAAGAATGCCCGGCAAAATCCATACTAATCACAGCATCAGCAAGTAGGTTTTTGGGACCTAACATTGCCTCTGTTTTAGATTTTAATTGCTCGATATGAGCGATAGAGCCTTCCAGGACTTCTAGTGGTAATACTGGTTTATTCATTGGTTATGATCCCGTATACAGGCCGATAAAATTAGAAAAACTCTCACCAGCCTGCTTTTTAAATACAGCAAAGATCACTATTCTTAATTTTTGGCATATAGCGTAAAGCTCATCGGTAATATTGACCCCATGGCCTGATCCGTTAGCATTCATATTGGTATTTATCAGGCTCAATACGTCTCTAAGGGTGTCAGCATGGCTATCAAGCTTCAAAAAATCAGCAAGTGCAATCAGATTGAATACCTTATCTTTTTTGGTTTCTGGCTCACAGAATGAATCAAAAAGGGCCTGAATTTTTGCCGCATCGAAAAAGTGAGGGATCGATATATCTTGATCCTTGATTACAATTTTATTCATGTGTTTTTCCCCTGTGCTGCTTCGATCATGGCAGTTTCCAATACGGCTTTAGCACCCAACTTAACCCCGTGATAAAAGCCCTTATTCAAAGCATCTTTAAAGTCTTTGGATTTACCATCCCAACCATAAATAATTTGGCATTCCTTAAAAAGACCGAGTCCTTGGTTGTGCACTATGGCATCGGGGTGAACTTTCTTGACCAAGGCAAACCCTTCAGGCACCGCTTGGGCTTTGGCTTGAGCCAGTGCTTCACCCTGATTCAAAAGCATCTCATCAAGGGTATTTATTCGAACTTCCATGCGAGCTATGGCTGTCTGCCACATTTCCCATGCAGCCTGAACCTCATCCCAGACATACCGATCAGCAATAAAGCAAAAGCAATTCACAAGATTCATCTTATAGAAATCTGTTTCTTTAAAACTTAGCTCAAACTCTTCTCTTTCTTTCTGAATATCCATCACGCTATAGCCCCCGCTACTAACTTGCCATTCTTGCAAATTGCATAAACCTGTCTGCACTGTTCCACATCAAACATTCCGATATGACAGTGTTTAGCCTCAATACCCATTTCACGCGCTAAGGCTTTATATGCCTCTTTGCGCTTTATTAATCCTGTACGCCAGATTGGGTCAAATACTCTGTGCGCTATAGACTTCCATTGTCTTAATTCAGCATCAGCCAGGCGGCCTAATGGCTGAGTGGTGCCTTTATGGCATCCCACATAAGCATCACACGGCGCGCATTGATAGAAACTTAAATCTGCAAGGTCAACCCTAGTTGGATAGATTACAAGGCCTGTAACAAGCTTAGAATCGCCGTTGCAGTATGGGCAGATAGGATTATCCATTATGCTCTCCCTACTGGCGCTGTATTAAATTGGGCTTCTTCTTCTACTTGGGCCATTCCTTCACGTATTGGCAAGTAAATCATTTGATAAATGTAAATAACGAATGCTGACACATCCTCTATGCTCATAGCGACAGAACTAACGCCGTTTACGCTTTCGATCTGCCCGCTAAAAGGATCGGATTCAGCACCTTGAGCAGCCTTAAACATATTGAATTTTTGATAAAAGCTTTTTAAAACACCTGGATCACTTACACAGTTATTAAAAATAAACTCGAAACGGTCGTGATGTTTCAGAATATCGGCCTTCACTACTTCCGGTAATTCAGGTAAAACATTGATCATTTCAATAAAATTGGTTGAAGTTACTTCATGCTTCATAATCTAGCCTTGTTTGATGATTTAAAACATGGTGATATTATCACAATAATTAGTCTTAATCTAATTTTTTATATAAAAAAGGGCCATTATTGACCCTTATCCGTACACTTCCGACCGCATTCCAGGCAACAACCCTCAATAAAAAAGGTAGCCGCCTGGCAAATTACGCAATATTGCATCAGGATTTACCCTCTACGGCGCAAGTATTGATCTTTTGTAGGGCATACATTTCACCCAATTTCATTGCTTTGGCTATAAGTGTTTCCAGCTCTCCCGCTTCACTTTCTGATAAGAAATGCCGATCAATAAAAGCGTTTTCCAGCTGGCTAATCTCATTATCCAAAATCTCGGTATCTTGCAATGTGATAGTCATACCTTAGCCCCTGCTATTTCACGCTTAGCCTTTTCACATTCCTTTTCCCAAAGTGCTTCGGCCTTTTGGATGGCCAGCTGGGCCGCCTCTGTCATATCTTTGGCCAAAATCCATAGGCCTTGATAAATACCGCCCAGGCTATTAGACAGATATTGTCCTTTATCATTGAAACTAAAGTTATAAGGTAGAGCCATTTCAAGACATACCAGGAACTCAAAATCGCCGCATTCCTTGTATAGATCCCGCGCAATATCACTCGAATATTCTTCAATACTATCGTTGTCCTGGATCTCTTTAAGAGTAGAGGCCATTGCTGGACATTGCTCTAAAAGCGCATCATTTTGATAGTCCTCATACGCATCAGATAAAAATTCCTGAAACTCATCAGATATACGGTCGGACATAGAGGCAGATAAGGTCGGGATATGTAGAATCTTGTTAAAACGAACATTGCTGTCCCACATATCACTCATTAATTGTCTAGGGAATTTACTCATTACACAGCCTCATAAAAGCGTTTTGCTTCGTTAATATCTTTAGTAATTAATGGGGTAGAGCCTTGTTTGTAGCAAATCACAAGATCATCACGCTCAAATATTGCTTCGGCATTGCTCATATCAAATATTTGATACATGGCCTGACTAAACCATTCCTGGGTATAAAACATTTTGCGTATATGGTCTTTACGTGTGCCGTGCCATTGCTGCACTTGAAAATACTCATCATAGGAGTTAGCAATTACTTCACTCTGGAACATGGCATGATTCATTTTTCTGTATCGAGCAACGGCCTGCTCTGCCACCTCTTTAGATACGGCTGGCGTTTGCTTGTATAGACTGTCAAATTCAGGTCGAATTGCTACACACCATAGTTTTTTATTGCTCATAATTAATGGACCTCAAGATATGCTGCTACGGCGAAACAAATAGCGGTTATTGCTACGCATGAATAATTAACATTGGCGGGCTTTTGGGAATCGATACTTAATGCTGCTAACGTTCCCAGGAACATAAGAAAGGTACTCACTGGCCAGCCTCAAAAGCTTTAACCAGGTTATAGGCCTGGATAATCCTTTCTTGCGAATACTTCATTCCGTGCAGCCAAAAATTAAGTAGTTCGCCGTCTAGGTAGTCATGGATCTTGTCACCGATGTTTCGGATCAGATCCAAAGCATCAACCAGGTCCTTAATCTCATGAATATCGTATAGATCACAGTCATAGTTACGGCCCAATCCCCACCATTCTTGATTAGGTCGATTGAAGATTGCCTGACCCCGATCATCGACACGGATTTTATAAATCCCATGCTCATCAGTGGTGATATGGGTCGTTTCAAATGGTGCGGTTTTCAATGCGTCTTTAGCCTGTAATACGCCAAAACGCTTAACAAATTGGATGGCAGACATTAACGGTCATTCCTTTTGATACGCTTTTTACGGTTGCCACGGCCACGCCAATCATCATTAGGATGCTCATTAATACGCTGAGGCTTAGGCATGACAAAAAAGCATTCAGGCTGTGATTTTTCAGCCCTGGTTAGTTTTTCTTGTATTTCCTTTATCTCGGCGTATGTTGTCGGTATTGGCGTATTACCAGTGACAACATTGTGAAATTCCTCAAGCACTTGAAACTGCTGAATCAATAGCCCCAGGTTTAAAGATCGACCACGGCGGCCCAAAATTAGAATATGATTCATTAGAACTCTCTCGGCTGATTAGGCTCATTGCTGCCAGTACACTTGTTCCGGTGATTAATGGCTTGTGGACAGCGTTTATTGCCGCAATCAGGGCAACAAATCATGTAAATAGCGAATGCGCCAGCATCAGTACGGCATTGCTCACAATCATAATGTCGGCGGTCTATTTCTGAAAAAACGGGTAAATTCATATTTATCTAATTTATTAATTAGTCATTAGCTAATAATATCACGTGATGCTTTGAACTATAAGGGTCTAGGCCAAACTTTAAACATAAAAAAAGGGCGAGCTTTACGCTCACCCTCTATGGCCAAATAGATCAGCCTTTAAGCTGGCACATGGCCATCATAGGCATGGTATCCATTGATAATATTGCCAAATAAATGCTCATAAACATGATGATCTATAAAAAGGTTATTTTCCCCTTTTTCACCTTCAACCCAGGTATTGCATAGCCTCATATAATCAATATTTTTACGGCGGCAAGAATCTAATGTTTCAAATCGCGGGAATCGAGCAATTGCATACCCGTTTCTTTCACAAACCTTCACATATAGGCCCTTGAGGTAATCAACGGCTGCTGAATCCACGCATAGAACGAGTGGCCTATAATTGTTCGCATGTGTCGCCACAAAAGCACGTTCCAGCATCCGAGTAGATCGGCCACTACGGCGCGCATGTAAGTGTGTATAGCTCATTGGGACCTCAATAATACTGATGTGAATTAGCGGCCCAGTATTGATCAAACTGGATCGATCCCTGACGCGCCCCCGCCTGGGCTTCATTTGGGAATGCTGGACGGATCTTCCAGAAGTTATCGAAAGTGTGAATAGCGCCGTTGTAGGTTGAACGCAAACGCACTTGCATTGGGGTATTTACACCCGTTACAGATAGACTAAGCAGCTCAAAAACCTCTGCTGTTTGTTCCAGGTCTTTAAGCACGTATTTACCCATGCTTTGCTCTGTACGTGGTGCTGAAACATGGTTGTTGCTACGCTGACGATTGCCGATAAAACCTAATCCATTACGCATGATATGTATCCCCTTAAAAAAGTTCTGGTGTGTGTTGTGGCAGTAAAGTCGCATTGCTCAAGCTAAAGCTAGGGTGTTCGGCTTGTTGCTCACACCAGCGATTCATTTCCCTTTCGGTAGGTAGGCCGTATTCATACGGTAGGGTTGAAGTGTTCTTTTCATAATTGAAAGCATCACTACATTCATAATCCAGGCCACCGATTAAAACGGCGCTGCTGAATTGAGAAAGGTATTTCAAGCGGAAATTTTGTAATTCCGTGACGGGATTGGGTGCCATTGTCATTGTCTAGCCTTACAGTTTGATAACACAAAATAGATGATAGCTATTTTTTTGATTATATAAAAACTAATTTATGATAAATCTGCGGCTTTTTTGAACACAAATTAAGGCTTTTTTTGTTGGTTGTTGTTTTTATAGCCATATCCCTTGAGTTACAAAGGATATGGAGGGTTTTTAAGTATTCAGATAGAGGGAATATCTAGGCCTATTTCATAGTAGGAATAAGCAATTTTAAGTAAGCGTTTTGTAAGCTTTCTGCCCGCATCAGTCTTACTAAATTTAAAGCGGTTACTGATAGCCCCTGCTGCATATAGCGGCTGAACTGCTGCAAAAGCCAGTTTATACAGCTCTTGAGCATGTCGAGTATGAGCAAGTTTAAAACGCTGTGAATTGGTCGAATTGATTTCCAGGTGAACCAATATCAATCCTTTTTCCTCTATACGTTTAGCAAGCTCTAATCGGTCATAGGGTTTGTATAGTCTTGCTGCATCTTCCATAGGCAACCAGTCAAGTGCTAGATCCATACCGCTTGTACTGTCAGTCATGCCAAGCTTACTAATGTTCTTATGCGCCAGGTCCAGCATTGCACGCACATAAAGTCTAAGGGTCCAGGCGAAAAACCTTTCATCTTCATGGCTGCCAAACTTGGGATTAGCGCCACGGGTATCTTTATCAACCTCTTGCATAACGACTGCATAAATTCGGTCTAGGTCCGGGTCCTTGATTTTCATCTTGTAACGCATACGCAACTGCAAATTAGTTAAATTAAGTCGCAACTTTTTAGCCAGGAACACATAGCGGCCACGGCGCTGACTGCACCACTTAGCAATATAATTAATCTTATCCCTGGCTGCTGGTGTGTATTTTGCCTCGTAACTCTCCATTGCATTACGCTTAGCCTCTTTGGCCATAGCTGCAATACAGTCGGAATGATGCAAAACGCCCATCACCTCACTTTTAAGCCTGTGGTCTGTATTGTCCTTGATAGCCTCATAAACCTCTCTGCAAATCAGAATAGAATAATCAGGACGCTTATTTTTTAACTTTCTGGCCACTATGGACCCAACCAAGTGACAACTTGCCAAAAACACATAAGCCAACAATCACCAGGATCACCAGCTGCACAAAATCACCCTGCCAATACAAAGCCCGATCTATGGCCCCTGCGACAAAAAAGACAGTTTGTAAACACAGCATGTTTAGCATGAGTTTCTGAATATCTACCTTTTGCTTTGTTGTTAACCGTTCAACCAGGCATACCGATATAGTGAATACGATTGCCACGGCGGTCAGTGTGGCCAAAGGAACAATTACTTGAAGCTGCATAGATACGCCTTTAATTGTGATAAGAGCAATTGAATCCGATCCATCAACTTTTTAGGCTTTTCTTTTGATAGCTCAGTAATGGCTTTATCTAGTTTTGCCAGGCACACAAGATCAAAGGTGCATGTAGATGGGAAAATATGATGATGCGATAAGTGATAAGCATATCTCTCATATTTTGCCCCTGGGACTACTAAAAAGTAGGTCCTAAAAATTGGCTCATAATGGGTCATTTTCACATACTCAAGGCCATGTATTGCCTCTGGTACGCCGTCCACAATGGCTCTGCACTTTTTCAACCCTAGATCTTTAACTAGATTGATAGCCTTTTGACTTTCCCATTGCTCAAGGGAGGGACCCCAGCTCAAAGTTTTCATGGAAACACCGCATCAACAAGCGTAAGTGCAGCAAATATGAAAAACGCATACTTCCAGATTTTTGCTGATCTTTTTAGGTCCTCGATGAGGGGTAAGCCACGATCAATAGACTGCCGTAGTTTTATGTTTTCCTCTTGCATTTGTTCTGTCTGTTCCCAATTGGAAGTAATTAAACTTTGAGTGAACTTCATTCGACTTAACACTTCATCAATCAGTTCCTCCCTGGACATAGTTTCAAGCTCAGTTCTTATATCCAGATCCGGGCAATCATCGTCTTGTACATCTGGACATGAGCAATCAGCACTACTATCAAGCATCATGGGTATTTACTTCCCTGTATTCGATTTATGGAAAATGTGGATAGCCAACATGAAACATGCAAGTGAGCTAAGCATTGGGGCCATGACAAAAAAGGGATGCTCACCCGCCTTAAACATAAGCTGCATGGCACCCAGGAGGAAAAAGCCCACTAGCCAGATAAACGCGCATGTATAGATCTTGCGGAATTTACTACGCCGTCTGGCCTTCACCTTGCTGCATTTCCTACACTGTAAAATGTCTCTGTCTTTATTTGACGCTGTTACACGGTACTTGTGACGGCACCCAACTAGGAAATAAAGCAAGGTCAATCCTATGAGAACTGCCAGAATTAGCATGGGGGTCGGAATATTCATTAATCTATTTCCTCTGCTTCGCCGTCTAATGTCAGCCCTAAACGTTCACCTCGGCCATGGTATTTAGCTTTAAGCTCTGCAGCTTGATTAACAATGCGGTCATAACGCTCTTGAGCCTCATCCTTATCGATTACAGCTGCCGGGATTTCTTCTTGTACCTCTACTTTGTCCTTCCAGTTCAACGGCTGTCTATTCTTGAGCCAGAACACTTGAGCATTTACGTCCGGTGCAATGACAACCACTTTCTCAGAAGTCAAAATATTGCCGTCTTTATCGGTCCGGCTTTCCTCTACTTCCTCTCGATACCCTACGGCGCGCTTATACAGGGCCTTAACCACATTGGCATCAGCAAAGTCTTTACCGCCATGCCAGGCAATATGAAATTCTTTATAGGTTTTGAGCCAGTTATAAACCGTTTGTTCTGACACGTTTAACGTATGGGCCAGGCTCTCTGGTGTACCGCCAAGCAAAGCAATGTTGTAAGCAATGCGGGAAAACTCAGGTCGATATTTACCATTGAAGCCAGCATCGTCAAAAATGCTCGATAGGTCCCCCAAATGCTCATCGATCTGGCTCAATTGAAACGACATATATTCACGGTCACGCGCGCGCGATGGGTCAAAACTCTGTTTCAGGTTATTTACATAGCCAGTAACATCAAAGCTTTCAGGATTCTTAGCCGTTTCGTTTTGCGTTTCGTTTCGTTTCGTTTCGTTTCGTTTTGGCTGTTTCGTTTCGTTTTCAGATAAACAATCTGGCTTGATCTTTTTTGTATCAATGGCTTTGGGTGTTTCGTTTACCGTTTCATTATCCGTTTCGTTTTCTATACCTGGATCTGTATTAGGTACTCTCCACTTATCAGCTTTTGACTTACGGTAGACAGTGGCACTACTTACGTTATATTTCTCTGCCAGTTCATGAAATGACAGTCCCTTTTCCTCTCGGTCATAACGTACCTTTGCCCACTCTGCTTCGGATAACTTTTTAGCCATGCGATTTAGCCCCTCACACTTCCAGCAATAGATTCATTTGGTACTCTGTACCCGACTTAACTTGCATTTCCTTTTTAATGTCTTTAAAGCGTAATGCGGATGAAGTAATAGTGTGGTTTAGGCGATCTATGTAATTGACCAGGCGATTACCGCCTTTAACGTCTAGCCATTCTTCTTGTTCTTCAACAAATAGCTTTGCTTCATTTAATTGGTCGGCTTGCATTGCAGCGAGTACGATAGTCTTTTCGATGTTTTCTAATTTAGAGCGAATAGCCATCATGACGGCGACATCCTGGGCATGACGTTTATCAAAGTCAGCAAACATGAAGGCATGTAACTCTCTTAATGAGGCATGAGATACATCATCACGTTCCATGGTCTGAGTAACGCCGAATAGGTAGTCACACGACACATCATAAATAATGGCTGCTTTGCGGATTACCCATAATGGAATCCTGGTTGATTGGCCTTTCTCAATTTTGGATAGCTTTGTTGAATTGTGATAGCCCAGGCGTTTTGCGGCATCCACTTGGGATAAGCCAGACATAACGCGACTTTCCTTCATTCTTAATCCCACTTCCCGGCTTAAAATGGCCTGTTCTTGTTTAGAGGGTGTATTAAACAATGTTGGTTTACGCGAGTTATTAGGTTGGGAGAAATCGCTTGTACTTTTTATTGCGTTACTGCTCTGTTCTTCATCCATAACCACACCAATAAAACACATAAATTAGACTGAGGCTAATATATACGATTTTATAAGTTAGGTAAAATCTAATTAAGAGCTGAACCCCTTATAAATTAAGGGATTCTAAAAGTTTTGTTACAAGGGATTGAGGGCGCACCGGGCAATAAAAATTGCATCACCTAGAGCCTGGCCTTTTGCTTTTAAATCCAGGTCTCGGATACCTGGGTAAAGTTGTACTGCTTTGCTGCGACTTGCATCCTTGTTATTGCCGATCAGTCCAGCGTTACGTTTCCACTTCCCCGGTGTAACGGTACGAAATGGAATTAATGCGCCTTGCAGCACACCTTCCATTAATCCGGCGGCATGACCAAAGCTAAAGGCGCTGGCTGTTCCAATGCTTATCCCGGTTTTAGGGTCCGGCATTCCATTCACCAGCTCAACATAGGCCATATCTATATCAAAGTTATGCAACCAGGCGGCAATAGCGGCACCATTTACCCGGCTTTTTGAGGCAACTTTAATGACAGGCATGTGCAAATGAGCTTTATATCTGTAATGGTCCTCATCATCCAGGACAACCAGGCAGCCAGTAATGCCCGGATCGATCCCCAAAATCATTGCTGCATTCCTTTTACCTGGATTAAGCCCGCCTTCATGCGTAAATCAATAGTCCGGCATAAAGCTCTTAATACATCACCTTCATCAACTTCATAATCCGTTCTACGGCGATCCAGGGCATCATGACAAGTATGACAAGCATGAATAGAAAATAGATCATTTACCTTCATACCAACCCCACGCATTCCGATAGATAAATGGCACATTACTGTTGTTTCATGTCCGGCATCATCTGAGCAAATCCCAGGCAATCTAAGAGTGCATGGCTGGTGTTTTGCAAATTGGCGTAAATGCTCACTGACTCTATTAGACTTACTCATAATTCAATTTCTCTTTTTGGTATAAAAAAACGCCCAATTGAGGGCGTTTATAATAAAATCATTGGTGCTTTTTCTTTGCCTTAACTGGCCTAAATAGGGAGTTATTTAGGTTTTTTGTCATTCAAGCTAGATATGTACTGTATAATCGGAGAATTAAGCCATTGCTCTTTTTCATGGCTATGATTTTCCTCAAGTTCGCCTACTAAATAATAAAGAGCGTTTAAAATACTTTCAGATGGTGATAAAAGTGGATTGCAACCCTTTTCCACTAATTGCTCAATAGCTTTGCCTGTCAAAAAACCGACATTTGCTGAATTTAAAAAAAGCTCAAGACTAACATCAAGAGTAATATTAGATTTTACCTTAGTTTCTTCTGCTAAAATTCCCACGTACCCGTCTCATTTCCAGTTAAAATTATTGATTGATTAATATTACACTTATTCCAGATTGTAAGGAATTGCAAAATTAATTTAAAGATTTGTAACTAGCGTTAATTGGTTATCATTTTATCAATGTAGTGTGAAGCTTTGAAACTCAATCATATTTGTAAGCTCATCTTCATCCAACTCAGGCCAGTATTTATCTATCAAGTATTTACAGCATTGAATCCAGAAATCCTGAAAGTTATGTTCATCCATTGAATCATAAGAAATGGACCGGGGAATATGCCTTTTAAATTCCATATTTTCAAAAGTCAATATCTCAATATTACAATATATAAGCCCCTCAACTTGAAGTTTCTTAATTGCCTCATGCGAGGTTAATCCTTCGTAACCCTCTATATTTGTTGCAATTAGATGGCCCATTCCGTGTACCAAACGGTTGAAACGCTCATTTCTCGGCTTTGTAAGTACGGCGCGTACTTTTTCACCATTTCTATAGCCACGTTCACGCAAGTAATTTTTATCCTCATCACTATTCGGAACGAAAGCCCCTACCACTTGTCCAGTGGCAGGATCTATAAGCTTACGGACCGTAAAGTAAACAGGCATCGGCTTCGGTTTAGCTGGCTTTTTGGCTTTTTCTTCACTCATGGCCAGGACCTTATGCCGTAATTGCTTTCTTGATACTAAATGCCTGGGATCTGGATTCTTTAATCACACCTTCAAAAGCCTTCACTGGAATAGCAGTTGTCATTGCTCCATTCACAGGCTGCAGCTGGTAATCAAGTTTCCCTTTCTCCACTTCAACCTTCGTCAAACTTTCCAGGCTTTCAATCAATACGCCTTGATCACGCAAGCCACGCATGAATAAAAATTCCTGGTACATTTTGTAATTCACAAAATAACATTCACCAATGAAGCAAACGTGCGTCTGAATAACTCTAAAATTAGTTAAGTCGCGCTCTTTATATTCGTCATAGCCATCATCTAATTCTTTTTGTAGTCCCTGCCAGCGGGTTTTAAAGCCGCCTTTACGCGGTACTGTTACTTTTGATCCGCTAGTGAGTTCGCCGTATGTGATACCACTCAAGCCAATCGCATAAGGGACTGTTACGATTTCCTCTGTCTCATCGTTATACAAGTGTGTTTCTGCTTCAACTTGCCACTCGGTACACGTGACTTGCTGCATCTTGAGCGCAATGATCATGTCATTCTGGCCATAGGCATCAATCACCACGCTTTCCGGGAAAAATATGCCCTTTGCCTGGGAGGCTTCATCAAGCTTCTGTTTTTCACAAAACTGCTTTAACTGCTTTTGTACGTGTTCAGCCACAAATGCCATGGATAGAGTAACTGGCTTGGCCAATAGGGCCTCAATACGTTTTTGCTCTGCTGCTTCTTGCTTTGCAACATAAGTCGCAAATTGCTGATCCTTATGCACTGGCTTACGTGAACGTTGTGCTTTAGGGATTTTGCGTACTTTTGATTTGGTTTTCATGTGACTAGCCTTGCTGTTTCAGAATAGTGGCCAATTTATTAAAACTGGCCGTTATTGATTTATATGTTTGGTTTAAACCCGTTTACGCTCAAAGTAATCAGCGCAATCAACACAATGTTGTGTACCCTTCATAGCCAAGCGGCGGCCTTCCGGTATATCCTTGTCGCATTCCTCACAGTTATGCGCGCTTTCCAGATCAGTTCGGTTGATATGGTTGCTCACGCTATTTGCGATATGACGCTCCATAACTTCATTGGCAAGATCGGCAATATCAGGCATTACAGATCACCCTCATCATTTGGACCAACAAAAAACAAGCCATAAGCCAGGATGGCCACGATTGACCAGATACCCAGGGCAATCATCAGTAGTACGATTTCAGTGAAAGTCATTTAATATTCCTTACGGTTTTCGGTTTGATATGTAATTTCTGCATTAAAAAATCTAAGCTTTGTTGCATGGCCTGGCGCTGTTCATCCGTCATCGGCTGGCCTGTGCGCTTATCTTCATCCGGTGCCTTTAATCTCGGCGGCTCCACATAAGCCTCCTGTAATCGATTTAATCCTTGATCACGCTCGACAATGCGCTGATAAAAGCCCCTAAATGCGTTATAAGCGGCTTTTTGGCCTTCCACATTCAAGATATGGCGAACCTTCTTAAATGCGCTCATGGCTTGTCTGGTGACTTGTACGGCCTCTTTGTTGTCATAGCTAAGGCATAGCGCCCAGGCTTCACTTGCAGTTAGCCATGCCTGGCCAGGTGCTTTCTTTTCCAGGCACCAGCTTTTAAACCGGGGTAAATTCGGGATAAATTCACTTATCTGCATTTTCTTTAATCCGTGTTCAAACTGGACCACATGCACATCGGCCAAGTGTTCAGCAATTCCCACAGCAAGATCGGTGTCACTGACCCCCGCCCATTGCTCGGCAAACTGTTTGCCATATAGAAACTTCATGTCTTTCACCAGGCGCACGGCATCCGGTAATTGCACATAAGCCATAGTTATCCCCGATACCCGATACCAGGCACATCATTCACCACTCTGGCGTTAGCAAAGCGATCCCCATCCAGCAAAGCATCTAATCCCGTGTTATCAGCTAAGCGGTTTTGATTGGCTTGCTTTGTAGAGACTTGTGGCTGCATAAAATCAGCTGGTGAAAATTCAGCTTCATAGCGCGCTTGATTCAGCCAAGTGGTCGCATGTGGTACATATCCCTCTATCCAGCTTCGGGTGTGACTATGTTCGGCAATGGACTTTAAAAGCGCGCCCAGGGATACACCTTTCTTGATCACCCGGATAAAACTCTCTTTTGCTTTACTCGGTCCTGATTTTTTATTTGGGTAAACCTTCCAGAAAGTTTTGAAATCATTGTCAAGCGAACTGGTAAAGCCCTCTTTTTCGGCTTTACCTATAACTGGTTTATTAATTGGTTTATTACTTGGTTTATTATCCTCAGCATTTTTGCGGATACCCTCTCCGCATTTTTGCGTAGACCCCCTCTGCATTTTTGCGGATACCCCCTCCGCACTTTTGCGGATACCCTCACCAGCCTGGATCTGCTCTACAACCTCATCACTAAATGCCTCATTGATCGGCACCAGGACATGCAAACGGCGCTCATTATTTCGACCGTTACTATTAATTAGCCTTGAACTAATTAAGCCTTTTTTTACCAGCGTATTAATTAAACGTGATGCTTGTGATTCACTGACTTGTAAGAAGTTGGCAAAGTAAGCATTACTGGCAAAGCAGCCCCTTTCGCCGTTATCCAGGCTATCGATTTCAACCAGTAAAACCTTTAGATTTGGGCTTAATCCCCTGGTTAGCCATAAAGCGGCGGGTATCCAAATTCCGTTGAATTTTCGACCGGAAATATTAGCCATTACTTAAAAAACCTTGATTTAATTAGTACCTAGTGCAATAATTGATCAATTAAGTTATACTTTGCTTAATTTTTGACACGGGAAGGGTTTAATTTCGTAAGCTTCCATGTAATCTTTAGATTCATTTAGCTTGACGAGTATCTGGCGTTTGGCTTTTAAGGCATTAAATAGAGTTTGAGGGGTAGTCGCCATGTTCCGACTAGCATCAGTAAAGCCGCCGCAATGGTGGATATATTCTGGTAATGATTGGTATAGAGCCATATTGAGAAATTAGAGAAATTTAAATGATTGGTTTAAATATTAGTTATTACCTAATTAAATAGCAATAAATTAGATACAGTATAATTCCGTAAGCGGAGGATTTATGAACATGCGAGAAGCACAAAGGTTAGAGAAACAAGACGTTACTAAGGAAATTATTTTTGCCGAATCTGAGGCAATGAAGAAAATATTTAATGATAAAAAAAGACTTTTAAATTTAACTCAAAAAGAATTAGCAAAACGCTTTAAAGTCGAGCCGCCTTCTGTGTTCGCCTACCTACACGGCCAAACCCCTTTAAATATTAAATTTGCGGCTTTCTTTGCAGAACAATTACAGGTATCTATCGAAGATTTTTCACCACGTATGGCCTATGAGTACGGGAAAATTACAGGCCAGATTGATCAGCGTTCATATCGTTACCCAGTTTTGAATACAGATGATATTGACGATTTAAAAGGCACGATCAACAGCATTACCCTGAATAAAATAACCCGCAATACCTATTCATCTGACCTGGATGTTGGCCCCTATGGTTTCTGGATCAAACTAGAATCTGAGGATATGGTTTCTTATAACGGCGGTTTAAGTTTTAGTAAGGGATTATTGTTGCTGGTTAGCCCGGACGAAAAGCCACGTGTAAATGAATTTGCTGTATTAAAAATCAAATACGACAACTCAAATACATCATCGATTATTGAAAGCAATGATAAGTATGTATTCCGTGCAATCACCAGTAATGGCGAAAATATTGAAGCCCGTGCTTTTAATGCTAACGCTGGCACAATTACGGTGTCAGATCAAAATACGCAATTGATCGGCAAGGTTGTATCAGCTCTTTACCCCACTGATTTAATGTCCTTCTAATCTTTTGTAAAACAGTTAAGGTGCCTGGTGCGCCTTTTTTTGTGCCTATAGCTTAATTTGAGTGCATAAGTGCATAACTGCATAACTGCATAAGTGCAAAATAATTCAAAAACCGCTTGATTTACATGAATCGTTTAAATATGATTGGATCATAAATTAGATAAAGACTAATTTTTTAAAAAGTCACTTTCTAATATTTGTAGTGCTGAGCTGCAAAACTCATTCATTAAAAGATTATATGTAGTAAAGGTTATCCGTGATTTTCTCTATATAACCAGCATGTCTGGTTATATACAAAAGATCATCCCGATCTTTGTTTCCCATCATCATCAATCAAAGGCTAGAACGATGAACACTATGTACCGTGGTATTCCACACAAAACTATTGAAGAAAAGGCAATCCGCTTTGTAGGTAACACTTACCGCGAGGCAATGATGACTGCTAAGCGTAAAGGTGCTAAAGGCGATCCAATCCTGTGCATGTCTAAAAGCTCCATGACGATTGTTTACTACCCTAGCGCCGAATTGCATCAAATGGCTATCGAAATGCAAGCGCAGAAACAAGCTGAAAAGGCCGCTATTCAGGCCGAGCGCGAACGTCCGACCGTACTGACTTATGTACGCGACATGATGGCTCAAAAGATCAAAACTCAAAGCCGTTTTGAGCGCCCAGGCTTCTAATCAACCCTTTTTACTTCTTTTAGAGCAATGCCCTTAAAGCATTGCTTTTTTCATTTTCAGGAATACCAAAAATGACTAACTATGTAGCCGCACTTGATAGCGCATCAGCATTACTTGAGGAATTTGGCCGTAAATTTAATATTGCGGTCAATGAAGGCCAGGTAAACACCCAGCTAGTTGCTGACGTATTGATTCAAACATGCTTCAAGCAAGAAGTTACCCCGGCACAAATGACCGCTTTACTCATTGTGGCCAAGCAATACCAGCTCAACCCGTTCACCCGTGAGATTTACGCTTTCCCTGCTCAAAATGGCGGCATTATTCCGATTGTCGGGGTAGATGGTTGGAGTAGCATTATTAATACTCATCCTGAATTTGCGGGCATGGAGTTCAAATACTCTGAGGAAATGGTAGCTTTACCAGATAAAGAAAAAATGTTTTCGCATACCTGGTGTGAATGTTTCCTCTATCGTAAAGATCGTGAACGTCCGATTGTGGTCCGTGAATACATGGGCGAAACCTACAAGCCACCATCGGTTAAAAATGGATATAAAAAAGAGGGCGCATGGCAAAGCCACCCAAACCGCATGTTACGCCATAAAACGCTTATTCAGTGTGCGCGTTATGCGTTTGGCTTTACTGGGATCTACGATCCAGATGAAGCACTCCAATTTATGCGTGATACCGCCGCTATAGAGGGTGAAGCACAGGAGGCCCAACAGCAGCAACCACAGGATCAAGTGCAGCAACAGCCACCACAGGACCAAGCGCAGCAGCAAGATCAATCGCAAGAGCAGCCGCCAGCAGATCAGGCACAACAACAGCCACCAGAAAGCGATAAGCCGCCAATGGCTCAAGAGCGTTTCGATAAAAACTATCAAAAAGCCATTTTGGTTATTTCTACGGGTCGCGCCACAGCTCAACAGCTGATCGATACGATGGAAAGTTCATATAGCCTCACAGCCGAACAAAAGGCCGCAATTTTAGACTTACAGGACAAAGCAGCATGAATGCAATGATTACCCACCGTATCAAACAAGGTACGCAAGAATGGCTTGATCTACGCGCCCAGTTCAACACGGCCAGCGAGGCCAGTGCAATGATGGGATGCTGTGCATACCTCACCCGTACACAATTGCTGGATCAGAAAAAATCAGGCATCACACCTGAGCCGACTTACTACGAAAAACAGCTATTTGCCCTGGGCCATAAGGCCGAGGACATGGCCCGCCCGATTGTTGAATCCATCATTGATGATGATCTTTTTCAGTTAGTGGCCAGCCGTGACAATCTCCTTGCATCATTCGATGGCATCACCATCATGGGTGATGTGGGCTTTGAACACAAGATATGGAATGAGAAACTGGCTGAATGTGTCAGAAATAATCAAGTTCCTGAATCCCATGTGTGGCAACTAGAGCAGCAACTCTATGTCTCCGGTGCTGAAAAAATCCTGTTTGTGGTATCAGACGGGACCCCTGAAAAAATGGTGCATTGCTGGTATGAATCCGACCCGGTTAAGCGTAAACAGCTGTTATCCGGTTGGGATAAATTCAACGAGGATCTAAAAACTCATATCGTTGGCCAGGAGAAAGTTCAGGGCAAATCGATTGATCAGCTCATGCAGCTATCGATCCAAGTGCAAGGCACAGTGTTGGCCAGCAACTTAGATCTTTATACTGAAAATGCGGTAGCCATTATTGAAGGCATCAGCACTGAGCTGGTGACTGATCAAGACTTTGCCGATGCTGAAAAGGCCGTGAAATGGTGCAAGAGTTCAGAAACATCATTAACCGATGTTAAGGCGAATGTACTGTCTCAATCGACCGATATTAATGCAGTATTGACGGCAATTGACGAGATCCAGGACAAGCTACGCTCTAAGCGATTGGTCCTTGAAAAGCTGGTAAAAAGCCAAAAGGATCAAATTAAACAAAATGCGATCCATGAGGCTCAAGCGACCATTGCAGCGTACTTGAGTGAACAAAAGTATCAAGTCAATGTGACTTACTCCCTGGAAAATGCCATCAAAGGCAAAAAGAGCCTTTCATCTATGAATGAGGCGATTTTCATGGAGGTATCACGCGCTAAGGGTGCCATTGATGTGCTAATTGAGCAGATCGACACAGGCATTGCGTTTATTGATAAGAATGCTAAAGGCTATGAGTTCCTATTCAGTGACAAGGAAAAACTTGCTGAGCAGAACACAGGCGAATATCTGGTTGAAGCGGTGAAATACCGGATCGATTGCTATAACCAGCAACAAGCCGAAAAGGCGCAAGCCGCCGCTGAGGAATCTCAAGTAAGTGAGGCTGCCCGCCTGGAAGCCGAACGGATGATTGCACAGGCCAAAAAGCAAAAGGAAAAGGACGCAAAAGATAAGCAGAAAGGGTCCAATAATGCTGAATCAGTGATTGCAGCAGCGGATTTAGATAATCAGCTACGTTTTAATCATGAGCAGCTGGCCACGCATTTAGGGCATATCGTAAAAGATTCATATACCCAGGATGAAGCAGCTCAAATGATTAAGGACATGGCCGCTTATTTAAATACCCTTCATGCTGAATTAACGGCGTAACACCCAGGCCCATTGATCACGATGGGCCTACTTTTTTTGAGCCAATTATGAGTAAGTTTGCAGAATACCTTTCCCGGCCACGTACCCAGGAAGAATTTAAATACTACCTGGTTGGTCTGCTAATCCAGAAATATGATGCACGTGGCGAACAAATCCCCCATTACACTATCAATAATGGAAAATTGCAGACTGAGAGCCATGAGCTACGATTACAGTATCGCTATATGTTACAAGGCGCTGAGGCCTTCGCTGTCTTTATGGATCACATAAGCCAGATGAAAGCCAATGCCGAGCAACAGCAATCCACTTAATTGAAAGCGAAGCGAACTATGAAAAAGGCTGAAATCATCCAAATCGTTGCAAAAAAAGCGAATGTTACCCAGGCCCAAGCCAGTGCTGTATTTGAAGCATCTTTACAGACAATCACCGAAGGCTTAGCGGAAGGTGAAACTGTAACCCTGGTTGGCTTTGGTATCTTCACGCCAAAACGTAAAAATCAACGTATGGGCCGCAACCCTAAAACGGGTGAACCAGCCGTGATTCACGCTAAAAACACAGTTAGCTTCAAAATGAGCAAAGGCATGAAAGATATTCTAAACCCTTAGTAATAAGCGGCTTTCGGAATTAAGAGCGCAAACCTTTTTTAGTTTTGCGCTTTTTTTATGGAAATAAACATGAATCAAAGCAATACACCAAACAAACACACAGGTATCAGTTTTCGCTATAGCAGCATGACGCGCACCTTAGTCTGCCTGGGTCAAACATTTGAGAATGTAGCCCCTTTCGAGATTGAAAAATTCACCGCTGCAGCCTTCAAGCATGATCAACAGGCCCGGTATAAACAGCAGCAAACCCGAAAGGATGACAGGCAACACAAGCCAGCTGCAAAGCGATCCAACACCAAACCGAAACCAAATCCAGTTGAACGTAAATCAAAGCCTAAAACCCAGGGCAAGAAACCCGTTCTAAAAAGTTAATTTAGAGGCATATCATGAAAGGCGTTAATAAAGTCATAATTTTGGGTATTGTGGGCAAGGACCCTGAGACTAAAACTTTTCAAAATGGCGGCTCACTCACACAGTTTTCAATTGCAACCAGTGACAGTTGGACCGATAAAACTACGGGTGAACGTAAAGAACAAACCGAGTGGCACCGCATTGTCTTAAACAATCGCCTGGCTGAAATTGCCGCCCAATACGTGCGTAAAGGCTCTAAAGTTTATATCGAAGGCTCATTACGCACCCGGCAATGGACGGATCAGAACGGCCAGGAACGCTATACAACCGAAGTTCGCGGCGAAGTTATGCAGCTAGCGGATAGCCCCCGACATGATGGCAATGGCCAGCAACGAGGCGGTAATGGCCAACAACAGTCAGGCTATGGGAATCAGCAGCAGTCAGGCTATAACAGCCCACCACCGCGCAACCAGGGAGGCTATGGCAATGCACCCCGGACAAATACACCACCTCCACCAAATGGCGGCGGCGGTACCAGTGATTTAGATGATGATCTACCTTTTGCGCCCCTAGATTGGCGACTTGGCTAAAAAATACAACTTCACAAAAACCTTCAAGGCCCTAATTTCAGGGCCTTTTTTAATGGGAAAATAATATGAACGAGAAAACTCTTACCTTCAAATGCCTAAGCTACTTTGAAGAATCTTTAGAGCGAAAATCTTTTGAAATACATATTTTAAGTATGGAAAATTTCACACCTGAATATCTAAAACGCTCACTTCTTGATGATCAGGTTTATGCTAATCCCCTCATTGAAGCAGCTTGGCAATCCTGGCGCTATCGAGCAGTATTAGCCATTTCACTTTATAAGGGTGAAAAACACCATAATTCCTAGTTTTCTAATTAAAAAAGGCCCTTTCTATAGGGCCTTTTTTGTTTATACTTTCCCTTGTAATTAAAGGAAATGTATATGAAAAAAATACTTGTATCTGCCCTTTTTTTGGCACTGGGAACCACGGCCGTAAATGCGGCTGACTGGGTAGAGCTTAATGCCAATAAAAATACAACAGTATCAGTAGATGCAGATCGGATTGCATACGCGAATAAAGGCCTGGATCACCGCAAAGCCTGGGTAAAAGTTAAATACAATCGTGCAGATGGCAAGTTTAATGCTGGTGATTACACGCTTACCAGTCAGACAATAGACTGTAAAAATACAAGATTCTCAATTGATGCAACTATCGGTTATAGTGCAAATGGCCAATTTAAAGGTCAAGATCTTGGCTCTGGCCGTTGGCTGGAAATCCCGCCCGGATCTATTTTTGAATATGTAACTGATGCTATTTGTTCATATCCACATATCTAAAAAAAGGCCCTTAAATGGGCCTTTTTTTATACGAGGTTTTTTCTATCTGCAGCCTCAGTTTATTTATTTTGAGTAGGCAGATTATGAAGATAATCCCCCCACCATTGCATCATTTCTAAACGCTGTCCTATATATTCAGCATGATTATAACTTGCCCTGGTCTGGTCTTTATCCGAATGTGATAATTGAGCTTCAATCCATTCACTTTTAAATAATCCAGAATCATTTAAAATTGTACTCATGGTTGAACGTAAACCATGTGAAGATAATTTATTTTTATCGTACCCCATACGGCGAATTAATGTATTAATAGAATTAAAATGTATATGCTGGCCGACCTTTCTAGGACTAGCAAAAACATACCGTTCACCGTGGGACCAATCCAAAGCAGATCTTACAACCTCAATGGCTTGATCGGATAAAGGCACCAAGTAGTCAGGAACATCGACACCCATCAAAGCCTTACGCCGTAATTGTTTTACGTGAATTGCCGGGATTCTCCAAAGCTTGTTATCTAGGTCAAAATGCTCTGCTTTTGCCTGGATTAATTCAGCACCACGCACACCAGTATAAAGCTTTAACCATAGTGCTTTTTTAATAATTGGATCGGCATTATAACCAGTGAGTGATTTAATAAAATCGCCTAACTCACTATCTTTTAAATATGGGTAATTTATTTTAATTTTGGATTTAATTAATACTTTGTTTAAATTAAGCGCAATATTAAAATCAGAATAACCAATTGCCACGGCATAATCATAAATCTGGCTTAAATAACTACATGCCTTTTTAACTGGCTCTTTTACTCCCCGTCCCTCTATTTTACGGATCACATTAACCAGGTCCTTTCGTTTAACCTCATTAAATGGGATTTCACCAATAACCGGATTTATATCATTATCCAGGCATCTTTTTGATAGTGATAAAACCCCACAACGAGGATTATCCCCCAAGCTATTTTTAACTTTAAAATTTAGCCATTCATTCGCCACATCAGAAAATAATAAGGTACTGGCTTTAACTTCATCCCCTTCCCAAATACCATGAATATGCAAAAAAGCTTTTTTATGGTCCCTTTCATTCCTGGCCTGTTTGAGCTGCATTTCTGGATAATAGCCCAGGCTTTTTCTTGCCCGTTTTTTTGTGACTGGATCGGTATAGCGATAGCACCAAGTTTTTAATCCGGTCGGCTCTATTTTGAGGCTTAGCCCATCATCATCACTTAAAAAATAGATTTTATCTTTTGGTAGGGCCTGGCGAACGTGTTTATCAGTCAAAGACATGGGAGGTCTGTATTTTTTTGGTTAGTCTTATGATCCACATTAATGCGCTTTCAATTGAAATACAAGGCTTTTGTATGATGCGTAATGTACGCATCACATAGGATTTTAAGTTGCTGTTTTTATATATAAAAAAAGTGATTACTCACGAATGAATAACCACTTCAATAACCAGTACATTTTTATAGCGTTAATGCTTGTTTCCACATGGCATTAACCTGATCATCATCCAGGCCTAGTAATCCAGCCATCATAACCAGTGAAGCATTATCACGCTCAAATGTGACTGCATCTTCCCATTCCACTAAAGTTAGCTGGCGAGTTTGAATATCCTCAATTTCTAGGATCTTGGCCTTAATATCATCCAGATCATAGCCATTCAAGATAAAGGCCATCCGAAACTGCCTACGGGTTAGGGGTGTAAGCAATTTCATTTCACTAGCCTTGATTTGCTCAGCTGTTCTTTGATCAACCCAATTTCCATCTTTCCACACGTGATAGCCTGTAGGCTTTGGATCAGAAAATTCATTATCACCTAGTACCACCCGACCACTATTGATAGCGTTTAAATAAGCTGAATGCGTTTCTTGATTAATTTCTTGCCAAGTCTCATCTTTTGTATTTTCATCAGTAAACACAATATCAAGAGATTGTTTAGCGCGATTAAAATAATATTTAAGTTCCATTAGAAAAAACCCGTTACAGTTAAAAATCCATCAATTGGCTCACCTTCACCACCCCTGAATCTAACAATATCAACAGTTACGGCGCTTTCAGTAGAACCACGCTGCCCGACAGGGGCGCACCAGGTTAGCCACTCACCCGCTTCTGCGTCCCATAGCTTATAGCCAGGCAAACCTACTTGTTCAAAACTAAAATATGCAGATAACCGCTTTTGTAAAGTAATTGGCAATGCAAAAGTAGAGGTCCAACGACCTTCTAAAATTTTAAAAGGTGAGGCTGAATTACCCACGCCTAGCGCACTCATCACCTTCATTTCAATAACCGCAATTCGAGTTGCATAGTCATACGTTACTGTATAGTTGCTGCCAGTAACAACCTGAAAATTGGATCTGTCCATTTTCATGGTAGGTATGGATAAAAAGCCTTGTGAACTAATTGAAGCTACATTTCCATGAGTATGCGACTTAAAAATCCATCCACGATTATAAGCACCTTCCATAGTGAAGTAAGTCGCCCAATCACCATCTACATAACCATGTCTTCCGTGATGCTGTGTTTGAGCGAATGAAATGCCATAGGTTGGCATTCCTCCAGCTGTACCGCCATGTAAAGATAATCCATGACCAGTACCTTCTGTACTATTAACCCCCAGCCCTTTAGCATTTACCCATTGTTCAGTATGAAGTGAACCTCTATTAGATATATCACCAGTTCTAGCATTAAAAACTACTGTTCTTTCGCCATTCTGTGAAGATTTAATCCCAAGTCCAAACCATGATGTAATGTCTATATTACACCCATCATATCTAGCATCGTCAGCAGCACCTGCAACCAATCCGCATTTTCCATAACCACCTATTGCATTATGTATAAATACTGAATTAGGAAAAGATGTATTATTATCAGGCCCTAAAATAACAGCTTCATCAAGAATTGTATTAGCACCATTTCTTTTCCGTGCATAAATTGCCGCATCTCCATCATCAACCGTACCTAATTCTAAATAACCTCTATCAGAACCATGATTACCTACTGCAATATATCCACCATCTGTAGTAGTATCAGCTTGAATTAATTTATGAAAAGCACCATCTGCGCTAGATAAATTAAAACTAATAGGCGCATTCATCGTACCGCCATTAATAGATAAAACATCTTCAGCGTAAGCTAATGTTTTGCCAGACCCCCAATTGGCTGCACCAAAAGCTGATTGATAGTGAACTATCCTTTTTCCAGTTTTATCGAAAAATAATCCATTCTGATTTCCGGCTGATGCATCATTATAAGTATTTAGCGATAAGAAATCGCCATAATTACCGCCTGTATGATCATTATTTAAGCCTACTTCTGTGACAAAATAAGCAGATATTCCCCCACTTTCTGCATTAAGAGGTTTAAAAATTCTCGAATCTTTAGCTAATAATTTTCCATGAAACCCTGACTCACTAAGAATAATACCTTTCGCATAGATTCCGTTATTAGGTGTATAAATATCTTCAGCATAACGATCACCTACAAATAAACTTCCAACGTTCATTCCTTGAGCATTATATTCACTATGATCAGTGAGCCACACCCTACTATTACTCTTATACTTGCTACAATATACTGAACCAGATAGACGTAAATTAGAAGCGGATACAATGTCTTTATTAATACTTAAATAAGTAACGTTGTTATGTGAATCAATAAAGTTATAGTTTCCACCATAATTATAGAAATTCATTCGATCAACGGAATCTCGGCCCATATCAATATAGTGGTTATTACCACTTTTTACTATCCCGGTAGAAGCTGTAATAGAACCACTTACATCATTAGTACCATCAAATAACAGTCCAAAAATAGAACGTTGTGTTTCAAGTCTAGTAGCCGAAGTCGCATTTCCTTCTAATAGAATAGGGCCTGTACTATTTGTAATTCTACGACCATGTAAAAATCTAAAAGATTCTACAGGATTTGTATCTTCACCACCTATAGCGATATAAGCGCCAGAATTATCCCACTTATTTGAGCCACGGTATCCGCCGATAGAAATTTGTGTTCTATAACCCATATTCGCGGTTAGCATTGAACCATGCATAAAAGGTATATACCCACTTACGTCCAATGGTGCAACAATCTCAGGTACTCTGATAGGTGTATTATCACCAACTCCTAATTCTTGGATTGTCTGAGCTAAAAATGAAGTCTTTGTTATTAAATTCCCTGTAAGCGTACCACCGGTTAATGGTAATTTAGTATTATCCGCAATAGTAATATCAGATGTACCATCAAAGCCCACACCGTTAATTGAGCGAGCTGTTTGGAGTTTAGTTGCGGTTGCAGCATTACCTCCTACGTTAGGACTATCTATTACTCTCCATGCGTTGTATCCTGTTGTACCATTCCATGATTGTCTAATTGCGACAGATCCGTTGGAATTGGAGTTATGTGAAATGAACATCTGATTCCATACACCGCCAAACGACCAAACTCTCAATAATCCATAGTCGTACAATCCTGCTATTGAATATCCAGCAACAGAATATAAACCGGGTGTCGTTGCAGAAGCCAGAGTAGCATCGCTATTAATTAATGTAATAGAAGGGGTTTCAGCTGCAATAGTAATATTGGATGTACCGTCAAAGCTAACACCGTTGATAGTTCTAGCAGTTTGTAATTTAGTTGCAGATGCAGCGTTACCGTTTAATGCACCATTAAATGTAGGGGCAGTTACAGTGCCCGGAAAACTAGTATTACCAACCGAATCCAGTAATTTTGCCCTACGAATCACTGTATTGCCTATCAAAGCTCGCTGCGAAGCGTAAATCTCTGTATCTTCCTCATCAGTAGTACCAATTTCAACGTATCCTTTATCTACACCATTATTACCTACTGCAATGAATCCGCCATCCGTAGTAGTACTAGCTTGAATAAGCTTCTTAAATGCACCTACTTGTTCTCCCACATTTGTAACAGTGATTGTATCGCTTACATTTAAACTGCCTGTAATTGTGCCGCCAGTTAACGGCAATTTAGTATCATCCGCAATCGTAATATTAGCTGTACCATCAAAGCCCACACCGTTAATTGAGCGAGCTGTGGCAAGTTTAGTCGCTGTGGCAGCATTCCCGGAGGTGTTTTGATTGCCCGCAATATCTACGCCTGGTAGGTTGATATTTGCAGTACCATTAAAGCTTACACCGCCAATCGTTCGGGGTGTTTTAAGCTGTGTTGCAGTTGAAGCATTTCCTGTCAATTCACCAGTTAAGCCACCTGAAAAAATCGCCTTATTTGTGAAAGTTTTAGCGCCAGAAATAGTCTGAGCCGTATCAGTTGTCACATAAAAAGGATGAGCATTTCTATCTGTTTCATGCTCCGCAAGCAGGGAAAAAGTCGAGCTTTGATCAGTATCCTTAACGATATTAATTTTATCAATATCCGTTGTAGCAATTACCATGTCATAGGTAAACACTAGATCAATGCCATTAACCATCTGGGCAATATATCCAGTCCTCACCGATGTATAAGCAATTAAAATACTGCCCACAAGCCCAGGCTCACCGGACCATAAACCGATTTCCGTGACGTTATAGTTTTCAATCCCCGGCATTGTGGCCATAATCCGAACCTGATCTGGTCCGATCTTATTGCCGTTTTGAATCTTTACTGATTGCTTTGGTAAGCTTAAAAGAGATTCCTCACCCGTTGGTAGGCGGTTTCGAGTACCAAATTGCAAGTGTGTAATATCAAGCTTTGTACCTGTATTTCCACTATTCCAGAACGCATCTCTACCATCTAAAGTAAGGGTTAATGCTAAGTTAATTGCCATTGTTATTCACCAATGTACCTTTTGCTATGAAGTGCGCTCTTAGTCCACTGTTATTTGCAAATAGGAATGTCATGCTTGAACGGGTCGATAGGGTTTTGAAACGAATCTCAGGAACAAAACGAGCAGCCAGGATTGACTGCACACTGCTTGCAATACGCTTAATTGATTCATCTGCAAAAGAAGAATCAATATCCACATACACACGCGATGTTAGGTAATGATCTGGCAATAGAGAATCACCAGGCTTATATTCAACAAGTTTGGTCGGATAAGGCTCATGAATACTGTGCTGCAGTTGGATAACTTCTGCCAAACTACCGAATAGCAATTTCACATAAACCCGCAAGATATGGAGGCCGCGCTTTTGAACGTCCCCCGATTTCCAGGCGCGATATAAATATCGGGTCGTGGTTTCTTCAACATTACTTTGCAGCAATGAAATACCATCTGTATTGATACTTTTCCGCACCAGGTCAAAGCTACCTAAATGCGGTGAACCCAGTACGAAAGCGTTAAAAGTTGCCTCACCTAAATGGGTTTTAAACAGATTGATAAATAGCTCTTTGATTTCTCGTTCAAAAGAATTATTGGTATAACTCTTTTGAAGTGGGGTCATTTGAGGGATAACTGAGGCCTGAAAGTCGAACATTAGAATCCGACCCCCCAGGAGTTTGTAGATACGTTTTCTACATTCACCACAATGTTTAACTTACTTACATCAATGTATTGCCAAATTTCAGGATAGGCATCAAACTGGCTTAGATCCTCAATAACAATTTTCAAGTCAGCACTACCGACCGCTAAGGCCGTTACATTTTTTTTAATATGGTTATAAAGATCTTGGTATTTAGGTTTTGCCTTACCTCTACTCATTACTACTGAATCTTGGCCATATTTATCTAAAACAGCTGATTGAATCTGTTTCTTAACCACATCCTGATCATAAGAAGTAGAAACGTTGGCAGTAATGGATACGGCTATTTCCCGAACCAATGGCTGGAAAAAACGTACTCGATAGGTGTCATCAGCCTTATAAACAGCAGTCTTAATACTTTGCTGCAATGGGGTTAATTGAGTAACTTCCGTAGGTTTTTTACCTGGGGCGTATAGATCATAACTTTCCTGGCCAGTGTCACCTACCACAGCAATAAATAGACTATTAATATTGTCCGTACTTGGCGCTCTAGCAATTTCTTCCGCTGCTTCATTCCAGACAGATAGAAAGGCTAAATGAGGAAAATTACTGCGAATTAAATAGTCAAATTCACCTAAATAAACGGCGTTTTTATTATATACGCTTGGATATTTGGTTAATTCGCGTAAAACCGCTGTAGAAATCGGTGCCTCACCGACTGTTTTAACTGCATCAATCGAAAGTTTTACATAGGCATCATTTAGAGATTGATTTACCTCAAAAACAATTTGATCCCCTTGTGAGTAGGAATCAACTAAACCGAATGTATAAAAGGCCTGGACTGTAATTTGTGCATTTTTAGGAGGTTGAACGCCGACAATACCCTTATAGCCAAAGCGCACATAAAAGTTTTGCTTTTCATCAACTTCAATATGGAAAACTTTTTCATCAGCATTAATCGCAACATACCTATCACTATAGGTATATTCATTACCAGCCTCATCAAAAACGCGAACGCCTGATAAAAGTGATTCCTCATGCTTCATAGGCAAGGGAATCTCATAAAATGGTCGGCTTTCAGTCACGGTATGTACTGTTTTAAGGTCATATAACTGAGTAGCTGTAACATAGCCAGTGCTTTTAGCATTTACACTTACTGAACTATCCACTCTTAAAGATCGACCACTAGAATCAAGTAGAATACGCCCCGCGCCAATTGACAAGGCTTCTACTGCATCATTTTCTATCTTGATAGATAGCACGGTCGGTACTGCTTTAGGGATCACGCCCCGCATGGCCGCATCTGCAAGTACGGTGCTTTGCTTGGTTTTTTCAAAAGGCTCTGCCTGAGCAACTTCCAGTTGTGCTGAGAACATCGAAAGCATCGTTGCTATCGCATCAATGTGTTGTAGTAGTCGAGGGTCCTTTGCCTGGTACAAAATCTCAAGGGTTGGATAATCACCAATAGTTGCAAAAGCAGACTGCGAAAATTCTTGTTTAGTGATCATAATTTCAGCCTATATTGAACTTGCGCCCTGCCACAGACAAAATCACTTCCGCACCATCAGTACCTTTAGGAACTGAGTACATATTGACTGCATCAGGGGATAAAACTTGCAAAATATCAACGTCTTTTTGCAGTTTTTGAATGAATGAATTTCCAACAACCACAGTTTGCGGTTGCTGTAAAAAAGATTTGAAGTTTTGTCCGTAGGGACTGCCTAAATACCCATTCATCGGGGTTTCAGTCCAGTGGCCTACCATTTCGGCAACATCATGCCCATTTAAAGTTTTCATGCTTTAAATGTGGCACAATGTTGTTTGAGGTTTTTTCTGGTTTTCCTGTTTAGATCAGGTCGGGCTTGAATAAGCGCCAGTTACAATGTGAGCAATACGCCTATCTGATAAATCTCTCGATACATCATCGATTGCCTTATTGGAATCCTGGGCCGTTTGAGTGCTTGCAATTGGTGTACTAACTTTCGGGGCCTCTGCAATAGGCGGTGCCGCTGACACGTTCACAGCTGGTACTACTGGGGTCTTACGTGGAGCATATTGCGCTACCCCTGGGCCTTCGGCACTGCTTTTGAGCATAGTTACAACGGCATGTTTAATATTTGACATGCCATCAAAGTTATTAACGGTCTGCATCAAGCTTTCAATAGAGTTAGGGTTTACCTTTTCCTCTGCCTGGGTCGCATCCATTGAAGCGGTCACAGTTTCAGTCTGAGCATTAGCTGTGTTCTGATCCGCTTTGGGTGCCGCCGTACTGGTTGCCTGACCTTTCCCTTTTTCCGCTATAGCCGCTTGAGCAGTTTGCGCGTTATATCCCGGTCTAAATGGAATAGCGGTACTTGTTTTAGCAGCAGCCTTAACCTTGTACCCTCTGCGTTTTGCATCATGCTTTTTCCAGTCAAAGCTATTGCCATTAGAAAGGACATTCTGGCCATAGGCCCATTTAATATAGTCTTTACCCAGTGTTTTTGCATAAGCTTCGGGGTCCAGATTTGGGCTTTCCGAAAACAGCTTTTTAGTTGCCTTGTATTGACCGCCATCAATCTCTTTTTTAACAAATTCAGCTTGAGCGTCTAAAGCAGCCTGGCTTCTCACCATTTTACCGTCTTTGATCAAGCCCTTGCTTTGCATGTGTTCCTCTAAACGCTTGGCTCTATCGCCCTGCCAGGAGATCATACCCATATTCACAGCGCCGTTTGCCGCATCCTTGTGATAGCCATACAAGTTTTTAGAGTTATAGTCATTTTCACGACCAACCTCTGCGGTTAAAGCGATTGCCTGGTTTTTGGTAAATCCAGCTTTCAAAAATGCGTTAAGTACACCTGTTTGATTGGCATCTTGTTCTTTTGAAGTGCTAAGCGGCTCATTATTAGTGTCGGCCATATTCTGAGCCTGGCTAAAAACGCCACCTAAATAACTTCCCTCAAACATACCGCCGAGCTTTTCTTTAAATGAGTTTGAAACATCATTCACCGCTGCTTTTAGGCCATCGGCCCATCCAGCAACGGTCTTTTTCATGTCATCAACATTCTGGGCAATATCTACCCCAGTTTTAGCCTTAATTGCTTCATTTAACTGGGAGGCAAGCTCCCCTAGACTGGTCCATACTGTATCGAGCGCACCACCAACAACAGCTGCAGTCGTGGCCCAAGTGGATTTAATAAAATCTGTAGCCGAGGTGAACGCGCTGCTCACGTTTTGCCACATAAGTTGAGTAGTATTAACTACCGCATTCCAGCCACCTTGTAAGCCTGAAACCATGCCGGACCATACCGATGAAGCCAGGCTGGTAAAGTCACGCCACATAATACTCATGGCATTTACGCCAACGTCCCATCTATAGGACATGCGATCAATAAAACCCGATGATCTTAGGTCATTGACCCAAGCACCGAATTTATCCCCTAGGATTCCCCCTAGTTTATCGCCACCTATACCGCCCAGGACTGCGCCAACAATACCGCCGACCAAAGTACCGACCAATGGGACCACTGAGCCGACCGCCGCACCAGCCGCAGCACCACCAAGCGCACCACCAACACCGCCGACAGTAGAGCCGACCGCCGAGCCGACTTGCTTAGTCTTAATCTCTCTGGTTTCATCATTTTCAGAAATATCGTAAAGCTCTTTACCCAAAAAGCCCGCCGACATTAAAGCGCCAACAATTGGCAATTTCTTTAATATCGCCTTACCCGCGCCTCCTTTAGTAGAGCTATCCTTTACGGTACCAGCTGGCCCGCCGGATTTATTGCCGGGGTTTTTTGTGCCTGGCGAACCGATCCGATCCGCAAGCTTCTTTAAGCCAATTGCACGGGCAAGAGCCTGTAAAGCTTTGAGTAATGGGCTGAAAAATGAACCTAAAAACCGCAACGGCGTTGCTAATGCCTGGAATCCTTTAACCAGCAATCCAGCCAATGCACCCATAAACGCCAGGAACAAAGTCGCCATTAACCCATGATTGGATGCAACCTCTGGACCCTCTTTCTTTTCAATATTTGAAAGTAGGCGCTGCTCTCGCTTGTTGGCCAGCTCATCAGCTCTTGCCTTTTCAGTATTTTGCTTAAAGAAACGTCTATACCAGCGATCCTGGCCACGACTTACACCACCATTGCCACCAGTGAATAATTTACCCAGGCCGCGACCAACTGGGCTTAATACCCCTTTGATTTCCCCCATGGCCTGAACACTTGGGTCTGCCTGTTCATTGTCCTGGGCTAAACCGCCGATTGCATCTGAAATTTTGCTACCGACATTTTTAATCTTAGTGCCGATAGAATCCTTTTCAGCACCGACCTTATCCGGTGTATTACTTTCAGAATTGGTCCCTTTTGGCAAAAATTGGCCATTTGCACCGCGATTTTTGGGAGTGCTAATTGCTTCTTTTGCCGAGGGGCTGGCAATAAAACGGCCTTTTTCATCACGTTTTGCAGCTGTTTTTGAGCTGTTATTGACCGTTGTTTGAGTAGAAGGACTGGCAATATTTTCTGCCTGTGAGGAACGCTTATAAACCGTATTATTTAAAGTGTTCTGCGTTATATCCTGATTATGATTTTCAACACCAGGGCCATCAGTCCGGGCATTTTGAATAGATAGACTATTCGCCACATTTCGGACTTGAGGGACTTTAACGGCTTCACCCGGATTGACCGGAGAAGTAAAGCGACCATGTGCATCACGAGGCTGGAATTTAGCTACTTCATTCTGGCCATTCTGGTTGACAGCATGATTATCAAGCTGACTGGCAATTAGCCTATCCAGATTAGTAACCTGACTGCCTTCCTTCTTTATTTCCCTTGCACCAGGTACACTTATTTTATCGGGTGCCTTGTCTGCATTTTTTTCATTTTCAGCGGCAAGATTTGTACTAAATGCACTTGTGAGCTGATCTAAGGAATCAGGAGAAATATCAACAACAGCATCCTTCTTTAAGAGCTGCTTAATCTCTGATAATTCGCCGTGAATATCTGACAGCTCATCATGTAGATCAGTTAAGTTGATCGGCTTTCCTATCAAAAAGCCTAATTCATCGGATTTTAACCCTGACATTTTACTACCTTCTAAATGAATCAAGTTGAGTGAAAGTGAGGGTCACTTCTTGCATGGCCTGTTCTCTGCGGGACAACTGCACCTCATAAGAGGCCGCACGATATAACCCCTTATTAGTAAAGGCATCTTTTGAGTTTTGACCATTCACCACAGCATGTAAGACTTTAATTGTGATTCCATAACTGGCTGGCACACCAAATGTCCCATCAGCAGCCACGACTGCAGCACATTGCTGCTCAAACCACTTCTTAATCGTTCCCGCCTTATCATCCATAGTTGTGATACGAATCTCAGTAGCTTCGGCCCCGGTCGGCGCATCAATAAATCCACCACCGACCCGCCGTTTTTCGCCTGAAATATTCATCGGGTTTAAATCTATGTCTGTGACAAATAGATTCATCTTTTTGGAGAAATCACCCGTCAAATTACTTTCAACCTGAACAATAAAATTGTTTTTTCTGGCACGACTAAGCGCAATAAATTCACGGTACTGGGCTTTTTCAGGAATCCCCTTAAAGCCCCCGCCAATCTTGTTAATCCAGGTACTTATTTGCTTTTTGATTAATGATTCTGCTTCACTAACCTTGTCTGAAATGTATTGCCCGGCAAACTCATTCGCCACAAAACTAGCCAGGTCTGGTGTAATACCTATTTTGGCCGCCTGATCAAATAGAGGGCTGGCCAGTGAGCTATTCATGGTCTTGTTAATGGCCGATCCAACAACAGACTGAGCGCCTTTAGTAATTGCGCTCACCAGGCCCGATTGTTTGGATTTTTTCGCAATGTTATTGTAGAGGCTCATCTTCACCCCCTTTAACATCAACAATTGCGCTGTATAGCTGAGCAATATCCTCATCAAGCAACATGGTCTGCGTCAAAAATTGCTTCATCATTTCCTTATCAGCGCCCAGGTCCTTAAATTGCTGCATGGCCTGAACCAACATCAAGCCGCCGTTCATTGCATTGGCACGGGTCGCCTGTTTTTCGTTTTCTAGCGCACTAATGGACCCATAGAAATTGATTGAAAAAGGACGGTCGTTTTTATCAAAGACAAAGCCGTATTTTTTATACGTGTGAATATCAATGATCGAATCATAAAATTCAGCCTGGGCCGTTCTAATGGTCCGTGAGCTTTCCCCAATTTGGGCCGATGTTCTGAAAAATCCACCTTCACCCAGGCCACCCGCCAGCTGATCGGCAAAGCCAAGCATGGACAGATCCACACCCATTGAACCGGACAGCAAGCGCGCATGTAGCATAATGTCCTCAATTGATACATTGGCACTACGCTGGCCGCCTACATTGCCCGTAACCTGTGTGAGCTGCTTTTCGCTGAATACTGGGACCACATGACGAATACGCTCCATGACAGGCCTGTTACGCTTCACAGCGTTTTCAGCAATTTGCTTAGACTTAATCAGCATCTTTTTCATGGATTCCAGGAAACGCGATTGCTGGCTTTTATCCATGCCTTCAAGATTCACTGTGAGCAGCTGCTCATCGATTGAATCCATCCACCGCTGACCAACCAAGCCAAGCAATGATGATGTGAGGTTGTCATACGGCGATTCAGCCGAATATAAGAGTGAGCCGCCGACCATTGCGGGCATAAGTGGCAATTCATCCATATCATCGATTTCAAGCGCATAGCGCATTGATTTTTCGACCACACCAACTTGAGGTATCCACTGGGTACGGGGCAGCTTCATTCGCGCCATTTGGAGGGCATCGAGGCGCTGGAAATTCTTTGCACCGGAGGAAACAGCATAGCCGACCGTGCGACTGCCACGTTCAAACGGTTGGATCAATGTAGGGCGTACCAATTCACCAATATAAAGATCCTGAATGCCATTTTTGTTGGAGTGAACCCGGACATAAGAATCACCAAAAGCAGCAGCCAGGTAGCTACTTGTATAAGCCACTTTGTTAAATAGCGGCACCAGGTCTGCCCTGATTTCGTCTATATACTTCATGCGCTTATCGTTTTTCGCCAGGCCTGGTTTGGTCTCCAAAAATACCAGGTCCCCGCTTGTCTCATGGCCACCCAAAGCGGAGGTTACAAGGATCTTTAAGGCCGTGGAAATGATCGGGTCACTTTCCATTAAGGCCCATTTGTCATAGATATTTTGACGAGTTCTAGCAGTCCTGGAACCACTAGATAATAAAGAGGCAACTGTAGTCGAACCGGACCCGTATAACGTTAGATCGGTCTGAGTGATTTCATTGGCGAGTGGCAAATTTTCCGAACCCCATTTTTTAGCAGAAATGCCAAAGTTGTTTAGAAAATTACCGCGCCCTTTCGGAGAATTAGATACATTTTTCATCATTCCACGATAAACGCGGCCCATGAGTGAAAACGGCAACTTTTCCTATATGCAAAAACAAGAAGGCCCGCTATTTAAACGGGCCTTCCAGGGTTATGAATTGAGGGCTTTCCCTTCCATGTCATCATCGATCAAAATGATTTCCTCACCCGTCTCTTTATCGACTAAAAAGGTCCTGGTACCCACAAACTGAGTGGCCAGATAATCATTCCTAAATTCATCAGCCATAATGATTGTCTGTAAGTCATTATCGCCGCAATAAACCGCGCAAAGTTGCGGATAAACTGGCGCGCCAAAATCAAAGCCATGCTTATGCAGCACCGCTTTTAAGGCTGGCCAATAAACACCATAGTCCAGATAACGAGCCGGGTCCTTTGCTAAACGGCGTTGAATTACACCAGCCGCGAACCCTTCCAGGTTAGAAAAACCACGATTTGCCTTGAGTGAAGCAGCCGCATTTGCGGCCACCTCATCAATATAGGCCTTATCGAATAAAAATTCAGAAAATGCCATTAGTTTTAAACCCCGCCATAAATTACTGTGAATGTGCAAGCATCTGTCAGTTCGCTATCACGCTGCTCGAATAGCTGCCATGCACCGTATGGAATTTCCCACTGTTTAAGCGGTTTATTCCAACAAGCGGAGGCATTGCTAAAACGCTTATTGTACTTCGACCAATGATCAGGTTTAGCATAACTTGTCGCATTTTGAATCTCATCCGAATATTCCCGGAATTTTTCACGATACGGCAAAGTATTAAAGCCGTTAGTCTCCACACGGATGATTGCAGTTTTTGGAATAGCACCAGGCTCTATATCCGGCTCATGGATCGTCACATCAATCGGCTGAGGCTCTTGTACTTCCGGTGCATTAATCGCTTGAGCTGCTTTCTCAATTGCCAGAATTTCAGCTTGTTTAGTGCGATAGATATTACTCACCTCATAAACGCGATCTACTACGTCCAGCATGATTGACGTATCCGGCTCCATATCATGAATAAACGGTGTAAATTCATCACATACCACCTGGGCCAAAGCTTCACGGAATGCAGCCACCGTCTCAAATTTTGCCCGGTCAATAAAGGTAAATAATCGATCCTTAGCATCACCCTCTCGAATGTAATTCGCTAACGCAACAGACAGTTTAAAAGATACCGGAAGATCAGAAACACTGGCCTTAACGTTATTGGCTAAACAAAAGTCACGAATCACTTCGGTTTTATTACCAATGGTCGGGCGATTTTTGGTAATTAAATGCTCATTTTCAGCCAATACATAGAAATGATATTTCGTATGTCTCAATACGATTTCTGATTGCTGTTTAACAACTGCTTTCTCAAAATCGCTCAATTTATCTGGCTCATGTGCATTCATCACGTATGGGTAATAGTGGCCCTGCAAGTAGCTGTTAGCGTACTCAAAAGCGATTTCGATAATACCCTTACGATATTTCAAAATATCCGGCATAACATCACTAAATAGGTTGCCTTCTTTAGTGGAAACGGTGCCTACCAATGAATCTTCATATTCAGCCAGGGCAATGCAGCACTGCGTATATAAAGCAGAATCAGGATAAGCCACGCTGTACTCAGGTTGATCTACAAAATCATAGTTAAATTCAGTATCGGTCCTTTCACCATTGATCAAGCCCTTAATTTTAGAACCATACTGATTTTCTTGTGGCACACCTGTAAAGTAATAAACCGCTTGTTTAGGGTCATTGTTTTTCACCAGGAAACAAGACTTTGAAAATAAAACACCGGACGGGCTAATCTGGCCATTTCGATCTTCACCGATAAAGTCATCAATCACGCGCTCATTGATTGAATTATCAACCTTCGCACGTTCTTTAAATTGCTTCACCGTTTCACGGATCAAGCCAGCTGCAGAATCAACCTCAAAGCTCCACTCATTGTAAAGTTCTGAGCCTTCCACTTCCTCCTTAGCCTTCACTTTTACGCCATAACGCACACCATCTTCATGATCATAAAAAGTATCTGTAAGTGTGGCCTTAGAATGTGGCTGTTCAGCACGTTCACGGAACTTTTTATTGATCACATACGCTGCTTTATCTGGTGCAATTTGCTCAAAGTTGTAATTTGCAACTACCGCATTTACCGCCCCGGCAATACGAGCCATTAGCTTATTCGCCTGGCGCATTTCGTTTTCAAGCTTGAGTTTTGATTTCTCAATATTGTTCAGTTTGGCTTGTACGTCCTTCACTGAGCCACTACTTGCTACGATTTCAGCTAGATCAGCTTTAAGATCATTTTCTTTTTTGATTAAACGTTCCAGCTTGCCGACACTTGAGGCGGTTTGCATCAAAGCATCAAAGTCACGTTTAACCCATCCTGAAAAATCCTTGTTCTTATCAAGAAAGTCTTGTTGCTGTTTTGCCGTCTCAAGTAATGCTTTTTGACGCTCCACATTTTCCTTTTCATGACGCATTTTTTCATTACGTGCAATTTCGGCTTGCATGGCTTCTAAAGCATCACCGCCCGCAAATTCAGCCAGCGCCCGGATCTGCTCATTGGACATACCGCCTACAATCTTAATGCTCTCAGAACCTTGGCCGTCCATCAGCTCACCGATCCAGTCAGCTTTATTGTTTACCAGGGTGCGCTTAGCTGCATCAAAAGTACCTTGCGCGTCATAATGATACACAGTTACTTTTTCTGTCTTGTTGCCCTGTCTCACACCGCGACCGTTACGTTGTTGCAAGCTATCCGGGGTCCAGCCAATTGTGTAGTGATGAATTGCCTGAGTACCGATTTGCAAGTTAATACCGACTTCGGCCTTCTTGTTGGCAATGATGATGCGATAGTTATCTTCACCATAATCATTGAAGTTATTTTGAATCTCCAAAATTTCAGCTGCATCATTATTTCGCTGTCCGGTCACAATAGCGATCTGGCTTGCTGAAACACCTAAATGCTTAGCGATCAACTTACGCATTTTGTTGTGGATACCCAAAATGTCACAGAAAACAATCTGTTTCGCATACGGCGCTTTTTCACCTTGAGCATTCACACCGCGAACATGCGAGTTTTCACGCTTGAGGTTATCGATCATAGCGGCCATTTTTGGAGACATGACGCAATCCAGGCCTAGTCCGTGTTTTTCGGCCAGCGTCTCGAATGCTTCTTGTGTTTTCCAGTCGGTAGAATCCAGGTAAACATTGGCATTATCAGCCCAGGCGCGAACCTGAATTGTATAAATCGCTGTTTCCTCACCTGTATCCTTGTTCTTCTTGATCTTTAAGGAGTAATCGCTTTCTTGAGTATGCGGGCTAATACGGCCACGGTCCTCTTTAGGTCGCTTCTTATCCCACTCAGCTAGAACCTTATCAAGTGCCTCTTTTTGGTCCTGGCCAATCACGTACTTGGTGTATTGCTTATCCAGGTCAGGATCGGCAATTAACATCGTCATTTTATTGATCAAGTTAAATGGATGCGCGATTACATCGTCCTTTTCACCAAATTGCTGCTTAACGTAATCATACGCCGCCACACCTGGGCCAAATGGCAAAGCACGGTCACGGATCAGGTCCATAGCATAGCGATAGGCATTCTTATAAGTATCCAGCTTATCCTGGGAATACTTATCAAGCGTTACTATCGTTTCTTGAGTATCTTCATCTGGTACCACGATTTGCGCGCCTACATCATCGGCGGTTTTAATTGTGGCCACATCAGAAATAAGATTGCGTAACATTGCCGGGTTACTTAGGCCTTTAAAGATACGCTTGTTACTCATTTGGCCATCGATAGATTCTTCCTGTTCATCTTCCATGACACACACAGCATTCATGAAGTCATCAGCACCAGATACACCCATAGCTAAACTGTTCACGCGCTCATGGCCAACCGCCAGGCTCATCATTGAATAGACTTCAAGCGGGCTATTGGTAATCGGGGTAGCAGTCAGTAGCAATACGCCGTCTTTACGATCCGACATACCACGGATAAACCAGGCCTTACATTGTGCATCGATACCACGGCCAGACATGCCAGCGGTTGATAGGTATTTACCGCCCTTAAATTCACGCACAGCACTTGAGTTTTTATAAGCATGGGCTTCATCAATCACGATTGAATCAATCCCCAATTGCTCAAGATAAGGTGCCGCGCCTGTCTTTTTCGACAAAATAGCGGTTAGGCCTTCAAGTTTCGCCTGGGTTTTTTCCTCATTTTTACGGCTATCATCTTCCATAAACGAGGCATCAACCGAGCGAATATGATTCTCAAAATGCTCAATAGTTTCAGCCTTTAATTTAATGCGCTCAAAAGCTTCAAAGCTGATAAAAATCTTATTCGGCTTGTTGCTCACAATCGACATTAAATCTTCATCGTAATACTTGGAATCAGCAATTAGGTTGCCATCACCGTTTTCACGCAAGCCCACAAACAAACAATCATCAATCGTTTTATATGCCCGCAATGCTTCTTTACGCCAGTTTGATAGCACCGATCCTGGGACCACAAACATAGTGCGCTTTTTAACGCCAATAGACTGCACGTATTGGACCGATGCAAGTGCCGTAAAGGTTTTACCTAAGCCCACATCAAAGCCATTGATACCGCTGAAATCACGCGACATTTTACGCACGAAAGCGCGTTGATACGTGTGCAATTTAAGCTCTGGATTCATACCTTGAACAATCAAGTCCTTAGTATCTTCAAGCTGCTTAAAACGCATGTTTTTAGGATCGTTTGCCGTACTTTCTAGGCGGTTAGTAATCCTGGTATTAGAACGCACATAGCTATTAAATTTATCGTTGGTTTTGTTGATAAAGCTTCGGAGTTCTTCGAGCTGCTTTTCCTCAGAAATACCTTCGATTTTAATGCCCTGCAAGGAGACATTGCCATGCTTCAAATAGCTTTCCAGGCGGCCAATGTACTTGGCACGATTGTTTTTATCCTTTTCCGATGAAGTTACGTTGAATGAAATTGTTTTTTCACCATCAACATCAACCACACGCGCACTGGCATGTACGGAACGGCGCAAAAACTCTGCTTTTTCTTCAATCGTCACGTATGGCGAAAATAGGTTGAAGTGCATTTCTTGAACATCGATCTTAGTCACACGTTCAAACGCCGCCTTTTTCTGTGCCAGTAGCTTATTTCGGATTGAATCATTGGCTGCATTTTCAATTGCCGGATCGATCCGCTTTAAAAACTCACCCAGGTTGCCAACATAGTAATCATCAGAACGACAGATTTTATTGCCATCATCAGATAGGCAGTATTCAGGGTCCTTAAATGGGTCAAAGTCTGGACCAAGTGAGGCTCTAGCCTGTTCAACAGTGAACCACGGCGATTTATTCACATAAATCACGCCGTCCAGGCTTGCGTCCGGGGTCATTTCAACTTCTGTTACCTGGCGAATTTCACCAAGCCAAATTGAGCTAAATCCGGTCCCTTTCTTGTAATGCTTTTTGTATTCCAGGATTGCAAGCTTCGCTTCACCTTCAACACCTTTCACTTTATTGGCATCTGAGGCGTAACGCTCCATTTCAGCCGATAGATCCTGGTATTTCTCTTTGAAGTTGGTGCCTGAATCTAGCCCTTCCTCATCCATGATCTGCTTTACACACATACCAATCAGGATTGGCTTGTAAAGCTGCTTGCGTTGGTCCAGGGTTTTACCACCCGCCAAAGCAACACGCATTTGACCCATCCACGGCGGCATATCCAGCGCCATAGACATTTTTTTCATGTGGTCGGCTAATTCATCGACCTGTTCAATCGTAATATTGGAAACAAAAGCACTGTATGGGTCCTGTGCATCACTTAGCAGGTCCATTTTTGCGTTGTTTTCAGGGCTTGGATTCAATACGACCCAATTACCATTCACCAGCTGCAAAGTCTGGCCACGTTGGGTAATGGTATCGCCTTCATTGTAAGAAATTGGGAAAGCTTCGGTTTCATCCAGCAAAGCCCAGTCAATACGGGTTTTCGGCAATTTGTGAACCAGCATACGCTTAGCGATTGCCAAAATATCTTCACTAGAAGTTAGTTGATCACGCCCGTATTTATCGCCTTCCTCTGCTTTGATGAAGTCATCACCCAGGACGCGCTTTTTACCTTCGCTGGTTTCAAAGTATTTGCCATCAACAAATGAATCCCATAGCACTTGAGCATCAGAAAGCGTCTTAGCTTCACCACCAGAATAGAGGTCGCTGACCTTCTCTAAAGCCGCTTTGCTATGTTTGCGGTAGAACATCACACAAGTAATGGTATCTGCTGCTGCAGCGCCAAATACTTTGTTAGGCAAGCGATACGCTCCCAAAAATTCACCCAGTAGGCTTGAATCCTGGCGCAATGCACGTTCTTTACTTGATTTGCCTGTCATGCAGCGATCCGGTACCAGGAATGCAGCCAAGCCACCGCCTTTAAGCTTTTCCAGGGAACGCATGATGAAGTAATACTCAAGACTAGCTTTCTGGTATTTTTCATCGTATTTGAAGTTACGACCGCGATTACTACCAAATGGAACGTTAGCCACAATGGCATCGTATGATTCATCTGGTGTACGCGCTGCCACACTCTCAAAATTACTTACACGCACGTTATAGCTGTCTGATTCATTAATCAGCTTATTGATCGTGCCGCTAGTCTTATCCAGCTCTACAGCATCAATAGCCGCATTTAATGGTGCAGTAGCACCAAAAATACCTACACCAGCGCATGGGTCCAGCACTTTACCGCCACCAAAGCCCATATCATTTAGAACGTCCCAAATACCAGAAGCAATAGGCTTAGGCGTGTAATACTCATAGTCTGAGCCGCGCATACCTGTTTCCACATCGAGCAAGTTGCCGCCGTTCCCGGTGTATCGGCCTAAAATGTCTTTTTGCTCATCGGTAATGGAATCTAAAGTGATTTCACCCGCATTGTATTGGCGCACCAATTCCACCGCCGCAATGTTGTCCTTTTGGCGTTTGTTCTTTGTGTTGTTTTGCTGGAAATTGTAGTGCTGATCCGTCTTTTTACGTGGTTTTGACAATGGAATTGCTGGATCATCATTAATTTGCAATGAAACACCGCCGATATTGCCGCCTAATTGCTTCAAATCCGCAATTAAGTGATTACCACGTGTGATAGTGCCAATTTCAGACAAAAGGCCTTCTAGGCTATTTTGTGGCGTTTTGAGGCTATCAACAATATTTTGCAGCTTGCTAGTAAGCTCAAGCGCCTGTGTGGTCAATTTAGGATTGCCAGCATCATCGAATAAAATGCCAAACATTAAGCGTTACCCCATAAAAATTGAGTGGATGCAGCAAGCAAGGCTTCGCGGTATGCAGCAACGGCTTGTTGCACATACGAAAGGAATGCCGAGTTTTCTGAATTTCGGTTAAGAATGTCTGTCATGCGATTGCCAATATCGGGGTCATTCATATTGGGTAATTCGCGTTTAATTACAGACTGCAAATACTGGTAATCAGGATTCGATTCATCAGTTTTAATTTTGGGAAAAGCTTGCCCTAGCAAAGCCAGTGCCTCTTTATTCCAGCGTAAAACTGCCATCGTGGTTTTAGTGGTTGCTTTTTCTGCGATTAGCTTTAAAGCCTTTCGGGTCAAAGCGAGTGATTGAAGGCTTTTCATCACTACTCCATACAAGTGAAACAGCTTGTATGTTGGTAGATAATTTTTCTTATTTTCTTTTGTTTTTCCTATAAAAAAGGCCTTTCACTTGGAAGGGCCTTTTTTGGTTATTTTTACTACTAAATCATTCTCAGTTCTTCACGGTCAAAGTCATCAGTAATGGAAATTTCAAGATCCGGACGGTTGCCATACAGCATGAGGTCTCCCGGCTCCAACCGTGCCAGCTCTAGCGGATGGCCATGCTGCTTAAATAGCTTATGCAAGTTACCCTCAAAGTAGCCAATTGCCTCAAGCCAGGGACCGCACAATTCACAGTTTTTAGCATCATCTGGAAAGACAGCAAAGAATGAGCCTTTAGGTGTATGCACTTTTAACGCCGTTGTATTTATATCCATCATCTAGCCCTGTAAATATTGTCTTTTGAGATTATCTAAGCTTTCAAATGAGGTGAAGCCCTCACCGATTTCGCCAGAAGTATTAGGGATACTATACCCGCCAACCTTGTGCAAATCCATTGATAAAGCTAACACTTTGATCCGGTCAAGGTCCTGTGTTTGGATGGCTAAAGCAACTTCCTCCTTCACGCCGTAACCATAAGCAAAATAAGTGGTATATCGGCCCTCTGCAATTGCCTCCCTGACATGCTCATAGTTTCCAAAGTCTAAAGCGAATACACCCTTCATGGCACGACCACGGAAAGATCTATATTTCACCTTACCACTTTTAAGAAGGACCAATTCGCGGCCATTTGGCAATGTTAAGGTGCCATAAAATTTAGACTTCCATTCACTAAAGAATCTAGTGGCATCAGGATCGGTAAAGTCAGCCTCAGTGACATTAACTGTGGTACTGAATTTCACCAGGCCCGCCAGCTGTTCAAAAACCTCTTGATACTGTTCAGTCCTGAGATTATCAATATCAGCGTTTATGTTAAGGATGCTATCTCTTAATTGTTGATTAATAAGATCCACTTCTTGCTTTGTCTGCATCAATGCGCCTGTGACAAATTCAATAGTTTTAGGGTCTTTCAACATGGTATCGAATAAGACTGCATCGTCATACAGAACCTCAACACCCATAGAGAAAACCTCTGTGGACCCATGATCATAGATCTTGGCAACATAGTGATTAAACATATCTGTCTTATATGCCTTTTCACTAGCTGCAAAGCCCTTATTTTCGGTCAGATTGCGTAAGCGGTGTACCAGTTTTCCATCAAGCGATCTGGATTTAATGTACTCTTGAGCAATAACACGCAAGTTATCATCAGATTCCAAATGATGCGCCAATTCATGCCATAATACCCGCTGGCTAAAGTCATTATCCAGCATGATAAAACCCTCAGTTGCATGGGTCGTTGTGCCGCTGGCATAAGCTCTCTGGTGATTTTTGGTATCAATCTTAATTTTACCCAGGCGGCCATTAGTAATAACAAAAAAGTCTTTTAGATCCTGGTGAAACTTCTCAGGCGTAATGCCATTCTTTTTCATCTTATTGATCACAGCTTGAGTGATAGTCACCTTTTCTGCAATCCACTTTTCGGCATCTTCCTGGGTCACGGTCGACTGATCAATGACAGCATTTTTAACCGCCCTGGCCATTGCGATTTTTTCAGCTGCGATACGATTTTTTTGGGCCTGGTAGTTGGCCTCCAGGTCATCAAAAAGACTGGCTTTAAGCTTCTTATATTCTTCATCGGCCTTTTGCTCTAAAGCATTCAAGTCGGCTGCGTATTCTCCCCGGATAGTCTCGCGTAGCTCCAGGGTCGATCCCTCCCTTTCCAGCTCATCAAACATTTTCTTACGCAATTCAAGAAATGGCCCTCTAATCGAATCATGCTTTTCGACTAACACCTTCCAGGCGGCGCTATACTGTGCATTGTAAGCTGTAGTATTGCGAGCTTCTTCATCAATTAGGGACCGTGCTTTTTCTGGATCAAACATTCCCTTAATTTTTGAATTTTCAACCGTATGCTTAACCAGGCCAGTGATAAGGCTGGCATTTTCAGCGATCTTAGTAGCAACCTTATTGCGCTCATAGCCCATACTGACCATGCGAGTAGCATCAAGATTTATTGCGGCGGTTTGCACATCAATAAAGTTTTTCAGTCTAAGTAATTTTTTAGCCTTTTCCGCTTCATCTGTCTCATCTTCAAACGCTTTAATCTGGTCCTTAAAAAAGGAGAACATAGAAGTATTTGAGGTTAATAAGATTTCATGCGCTGGCAGATTTTGACCCGCAATTAAAGCGCGCAAGGTATTGATCTTTTTCTTTAAAAGAAGGCTATTCTTTTCAGAATTTTGCTCTTTGGTCATGTCTTTGGCCGTCAGCAAGTCAAAGCAATAACCCAGTCGGCTTTTAACCGCTTTGTAGTCATTATTAAACATTCTTTAACTCCAATTCAGCCCAACGGGAAATAGCTTTGTGCGTCAGACTTCCCGCCTTATCGTTAAACGCTTTGTCTGCGCTCAATTCATCTAAATTACTATCCATCATGGCCCATAATGAATAGAGGGTTTCATGGTCATAAGCACCCTGGCCAATCTTTTTCAGGATTTCTAAGGATGGGTGCAAGACTTCATTAATGGACCCCAGTAGAGCAGCTGCTCTTTTGGTCCAGCTCATGATTTCAGTTGTTTTTTTCAGATTGGGTTTTTCAGCAATCAGACCCATGGCCGCCCGGCTGTTTTTAAGTGCTTCAAGTGGGGAAACACTGTCAAGGACAGCAAAACGGCTATGAGGCTGATCACCCCATAGCAATTGATTCATTTTTTACCCCTGACTTACCATGTCTTGAAGCTGTTTAAATGCAACTTCTTGAACCGCTTTAGCTGCCTTATTCACAGTGATAGCAAATTCACTTGTTTCATCATCACCCAGGCTTTCAGCAAGTTCTGTCAATCGGTCCAGTGATTCATCATTTGTATGATTACCAGGATTGGCAATTACATCATTTAAGAAAGTATTAATTTCATCATCCCCTGTATCTGGATCTGGGTCCACGATTGGATCTGTATTCAAACTTTTTTGATAAGCTGTATATTCACCACCTAGTTTCTGCCATTCAGATTCTAATTGTTTGCCTTTTGGAGTAAGTAGCTTATAAATGGAATTTGTCTCATTTGCTATTTCTTGAATAACATCCCGATCCTTAACCTTAGCTGCTCTAAACAATGTATTAAATGCTGCAATCACCTGATCATGCTCAGACTTTAGTGCCTCTAAATCAGCCTGATAAAGCTCTCTAAACTGATCTACACTTAAATCTTTAACATCATTTAAAGTTGTTCTCATAACCCATGATTGTTGGCTAAAAGTCTTTAGGTTTTCTGCTAATTGAATGGCATTCTGCTTATTCGCCATAGATATATCTAATGGGTCACTCCCATTAACTACAATTGGCTCTGGTTGTGCTGGTAGACCCATATTCACACGATCCGCATATTGCTCTGCGCTCAAGGTCAAAGTATCAGACATAAAGAATCCAATATCCTTCCCATCAGGACCGTTTAAAGTGTAATGAATGCCTACCAGGTTAGCGCCCGCACCCGCCTGTTTGAAATGAGGAATTGCGGTATATCCGTTTTTGCTCAAGTCACGGCCTTGCTCACCTTCCCAACCCAGGTCACGTAAAGCATTTCGCACATCAATAAAACGGTTTTGGAAAAACGCATCTAGTTGATCCTGGAACATTTCAAGATCACCGTTTTCTTTAACCAGGGCATAATTTTCAGGAGTAGTCGGATCAAAGTCATCCGGATATTTTGATTCCGGTGCAGCTGGTTTTGGCTTCACAGTGCCGCTTTCAATCAACCAGATACCAAAGTTCATGGGGATCTTGCCTAGTTTGCTGCTCAAAGTGTGCTTATCATTCATCAAAGACACTTCATCCTTGCCATTCACGCCCACTCTAGCACCTTCACTTTTGGCAAGTGAAATTACAGTTTCAGCAACAGTGACACGCGCACCATCCAGATCATAGGCTGCACGTGATAGAGATTTAAGCACTTGGCCACGCTTTAACGGGGTAAATGTATCAAGGTAGGCTTTTAACTCAGGTAGCTTTTCCTCTAGCTCTGGCTCTTTGGTTAGCTCTGCAATCAGGCGCTTAAATACAGGTACAAATTGGCTATAGGAGGTCGGTGCATCAATGCCTCTTTCCTGTGTGGTCCCTGTTTCGCCTCTGTAGATAATGGCATTACCCGCTGCATCTACACTTACCCTAGCCATAACAATATCAGTTGGCTTGTATCCAATCTGTGCAGTAATACCTTCAATTGGCGGGTTAGATTCACTAGCAATTGAATCGAACAAGGTGCCACCAGCTGCCGCCGTATGATTAAAGTCACCAAACACTAAAGACAAACTAGATAGTGAATTAACAGCGATTTCAATTTGCTCAATGGTATAAGCAAAGTCAAAAGATTTACCCTTAAATACGCCGCCCTGGATTACATCACCCTCAAGCTCTGGATCATCATCAAAAGCACCCTGAGAAGCAACAAAGTCTAATTCATCTAGTTTTTTAGCAATGAGGGCTTGATTATCTTCACCCTGCAAGTGATCCACTGACAAATGATCACTCTCAAACTGGAAAGTACCATCATCATCAAGCTCAATCGTTACACCGCTACTTGTTCTAGGCGTAGTTACGTTAAAGATTAACGGGGCCAGGCGCTCACATTGCATTTTGAACGTGTTTTGTAGGAGGTTAAGTAGTGAATCGACCGTGCCATTACCATGCAAGGCACTCATCAAGTCCTCTACAATAATCTTAAATTCATCAAATTCAGCCTCAAGGTCACTGGTACCAATGTGCATGGTTTTGGAACCACCGCCCACCGCTGTAATTTCAATGTCACTTTTTACAGTATCGAAACTATTAAAATCCACAACAACATTGGATTTTGCACCAAAGGCATATTCTTCTTTTGATAAAAAATCGTCATGGCCATTTTTCAGTTTCCAGCCACCGCGCACCAGCTTTTCAAATAGCTGCTTGATCATTGGAATATTGTTTTTTTCTTCCTCAATTCGGGCCTGTTCAGCCTTAGCCGCTTCAATCTCTTTTTCCAGGCCTGATAGCGTTTGTTCCAGCTGCTCTACTTCGCCTGTAAGATTCTTAATATTCTCAAGTTTTTCGGCGCGCTTCTGGTTTAAACGGGCAAAGCCTGTGCTGTTTTTATGGGCCAGTTTCATGATACGTCTGCCGACTTCACGAATAGCCAGGTCACGGCCATTTTCAGGCGCTACAACAATCGTAATGTCTTTTTTATTGAGCATCCACTTCCAGGAAATCATTTCATCACTGGCGACCAGTTTGTTAGGCGTTGAATCCGGGTTATGAAATACCACCGATACCGTCTGACCATCGGATAATTCAAATACAGCGGCTACATGCACACTGCCATTTTGCTTAAATGGCTCGGATACCTGGACCGATACAGTTTCCAGGTCGGGAATTGCTTTATCCATCACTAGGCGCAATTGATTCACTTTGCGTTCCAGGCGTGAATATGGTGTAACCAGGGCATCAAATACCGCCATAACGCCGTCTGAATCTTCAATAAAATCAGCCAGGGTCGCACTATCAAAAATCAAGCCCTCTTTATCATTTGAGCGAATCCGGTAAAGCATCTGGTCAATTGTTTGACCGACTGGGTTATTGGCACCATCCCAATTAAATTGCACAGTCATAAAGACCTCTTAACATAGTTAATTTACAAGGCTTTCACCTCACTTAATCAACAATATTAGAGACAAAAAAACGGGCTAAATTGCCCGTTTTCCTGAAAGCTGTTTAAGCTGCTGCTTGGTACTGCATTCGGCCCTTTAATTCATCCATGGTCACACGTTCGATACTGCCAAAACCATCCCATCCGGCTTTGTAGTTTGAGTGATAGATTTCCTTTGCTTCATCTTCACTTTCAGCACCAATGACAACCTTGTGTTCATCAAAAGATCCGTCAAGATCCACCTGGCTAATGATATAGGCATGATCCGGTGCTACTTCCAGATTGTTTTTTACAAAAACGTCCAGCTCATCACCATCCGCACCCATCGAGCCATCAAAATAGCCATAGTGATGCTTCATTGTGATTTTCCATTTTTCGCCGTTTGAATCTTGACCCTGACGGATAGATTCAGCCGGGTTTTCAATAGAAATATTCATCCCGGCAATGGTCATTGCACCCTTTTTATAATTGCCCGCGATTAGATCATCCCAGGCTGGTGCTGGTGTGCGGCTATAAGGTGAAGTGGCCGCTTCATGGGCTTGTTGATCAAATTCCGTGAAAGGATCATTAGCCGCATCGAGCGTTACAGAATCCAGTGTTGCAGACTTGGCAATTTCAGCTTTGATCTGATTAAGCTCTTGCTCTGCAGCTGCTACCGCCTCCTTTAAAGAATCACGCTTTTCAATCAGCAATTTTTCCTTATTTGGCACCGTGGTTTTAATACCATTTGGTAACTTTAACTTTGCTTTGGCCAGCTTTGCCTGGAATGCCGAACGGCCTGATTCCATGGCCTTAGCCAGCTCGGTAATTGCTGCTGTATGGTCATCCTGATTGGTAATTGGGCGCACTTTGCCATTTAACAAAGCCTGGTAAATATCACCAGATTGCTTAATACGGAAAACAATCACCTGGGAATCCGCAAATGTAATGCTTAGCTCACGGTAACTGATCCCTGATGTGCGTTTTACGCTAGGCGATACGTCTACTTGGGCAATTGCAGCCCCGGCCTTTTTAAATGCGTTGGAAACGGCTTTAGTGGCCTTATCCTTGTTGCTGATTTCATCAAAATTAAAAACTATATTTTTACTCACAATACCACCTATTTAGCAGCCTCAGAATCCGCACCCTCTTTAGGTACAAAGTGCTTATGACCCTGAACACTGACACCACCCGCTACTACATCATCCGATGATTCAACAGCACCTTGAATAGACATATTGCCAGTACCAGAAAAAGCCCCCTGGGTAGAAATTGCGGCCGCTACAAGCGCAATCGTACTTGGGTCAATTTTTATGGTACTGCCTCCCACTATTAGGTTTATTGTTGAATCAGCCACTAGCTCAATATTGGCATGGTGCCAGCGCCTAGTACCGCTAGAATTTCCTGTTTTTGGATTTCTCCATCCCGTGATTAAAGCCCGCCGGGTATCTCCTTGAATGAACTCACACCAAACCTTGTCACCTGGTAAAATTTCAATTTCAGTCACATAACCATTTGCGGATTTATCCCCAATCGGGTACTCGATTTCGGCATCGACTTCATCCCCAACCGGGGTTTTAATCATGCACTCTCGACTACCTGGGTCGTACTTTGTAATGACAGCGGGAAACTTGCCAAATACCAGCCCGTTACTTCCTGATTTTTGGCTCATTTATGCAGCTCTCCAAGCCAAAGCTTTGTATATTGCCGTGCCGGATCGCCATCGATACCACCACTAAACACGTGTGCTGCAGTAATCACTATCAGCTTTTCATCTGCACTGACCTGGATAAGATCACCCGCCACAATGTTGTCGTTGTATGAGATTCTTGAGATCTGTTTTAGGATTAAACAGGTACTCAT